TTAAATCAAAACGACTGCATCTTCTGCAATCTGTTCGGGTGTGAGGCGGTTTTCTTTGAGGACATCGGCAGGATTATATCTGTCAAGGAATTCCTTTTTAAGACCGAAATTGATAACCTTTACATCTGACGGACCGTAGAAACGGGCAATCTTCTCACCAAAACCTCCGTCAAGCACTCCGTCTTCAAGTGTTACAACAACATCATGGTCTTTCTTGAGGCTTTCAAGAAGTTCTGTGTCAGCGCCTGTAATGTAGTAAGGATTGATAAGAGTAGGCGCTGTGCCTGTTTTTTCTTCAATAAGCTTTGCAGCCTGTTCGCCCATTCCATAGAATGAACCGAGTGCGATTACGGCAATCTTACCGCCCTGCTGAGCAACTTCATATTTATTAAGTTCTGCAAAATTCTTTGTGCAAGGCTTGCCTGTTGAAACAAGTTCTGCAACAGGAACACGAATTGCAACAGGGTAATCTGTCTGCTCAATGCTCCAGTCGAGGACTGCAAGGTAATCTTCCTTAGTTGTCGGAGCGATATAAACAAGGTTAGGAATGTTTGAAATCATGGGAATATCAAAAATTCCGAGATGCGTAACATCTGTCATACCGTTTACCGACGCAGTCTGAACAAGGATTGTTGCAGGGTTTGAGTCAATGCACAAGTCCTGTGAAAGCTGATCGTAGGTTCTCTGGATAAATGAGCTGTAAACATTGAATACGGGCTTGCCGCCGTTCTTTGCGATAGCAGATGCCATTGCAACGGCTGTCTGTTCTGCGATGCCTACATCAAGAAACTGTCTGCCGAATGCTTTTCTCTCATCAGGAGTAAAGCCGTAAAGTGCGGGAGTGCCGGCTGTAATCGCCACAACTGACTTGTCAGACTTCATCTTATTTCTAAGATAATCTGTTGTAATTGAGCTGTAGTCCTCCTCATCAGGGAAATTAACAGTAGTTTTGCCTGTTTCAATATCAAACGGCATACACCAATGCCAGCTTTCTTTGTCGGTTTCAGCAGGCTTATAACCTTTACCTTTAAGAGTGTTAATATGAACAACAACAGGATGATCAATGTCTTTTACAGACTTAAAAGCCTTGATAAGCTCTTCAATATTGTTGCCGTCCTTGACATATACATAATCAAGCCCCATTGACTTGAAAAGATTACATTCAGCCTTGCCGTCTGTGTCACGAAGAAGTTTTAGATTTTTATAAAGTCCACCGTGATTTTCTGCAATTGACATTTGGTTATCATTTGCTATAATAATCAGGTTTGAATCCATTTCACCGGCAACATTAAAACCTTCAAGAGCCTCACCGCCGCTGATTGAGCCGTCACCGATGAGTGCAATAACATTACCCTCGCCGGTTGTTACATCTCTGCCCCTTGCAAGTCCGCAGGCAAGGCTGACAGAGGTTGATGTATGACCGACAGTAAACATATCGTGTTCGCTCTCTATGGGGCTTGCATAGCCTGTTACATCATCGTAATGCTCCTGTGCAATATATGCCTCTTTTCTGCCTGTGAGGATTTTATGCGGATATGACTGGTGTGATACATCAAACACAAACTTGTCCTGTGGTGAATCAAATACATAATGAAGGGCAATTGTTGCTTCTACAATACCGAAATTCGGGCCGAAGTGACCGCCGTGAACACTTGCACGGTGAAGTAAAGCGTCACGCATCTCCGACGCAAGAGCGTTAAGTTCATCAATACTGAGTTTCTTAACATCCTGCGGTCCGTTTATTTTTTCAATATACATCGTAATCAGAGCTCCTTATCATATGAATTTTAAATATAAATCAGAGATATCTCTCTTTAGCTATATTATATAACCTCAAGCTAACTTTAGGTCAAGAGTATTTTTTAAAAATTTATCTTTTGCATTCTTTTTTATGTATATCGTTGCAACGCAATAGCATAACCCTCGACAGGTAACTATAATTGAAACAGGCACTTACATAATTGCAAGTGCCTGTTTCATGGCTGAGCCGGCGGGATTCGAACCCGTTATATCTGCTTTATTATTGCGATAAATACTGACTTTTATTTTCAATGTGTTGGATTTCGTGTTGGATTTGGATTAAGCACACAAACTTCTGAATGTGTTACCGCCTGCGATACCGTCGGCAGTCAAGCCGTGAGCATGCTGATATGATTTAACTGCGTATTCTGTACCATTACCATAGATGCCGTCAAAACCATTCGGATCATATCCATTGCAGATAAGCAATCCCTGTAAAACTTTGGTAATATTTCCTCTGCAGCCTTTTGATATAACAACAATTGCATTATGAGTGCCCACACCGTAAATTCCGTCAACAACAAGGTTCATTCCAAACTGACGGTTAAGTTCTTCCTGCAACTTCATAACCAAATGTTTTTTCGTGTCAGAGCCGTAGATTCCGTCAACTGTTGTTCCAACCCACGCCTGTACAGCTTTAACACCGCTGTATTTCTGTGTGTTAGTTGTGACCTTTGTTGTCGATGAGCTACCCTTGTAGCCGGTATTATAAATAATGTCAGTATCTACATTTCCGCTGATACCGTTAATTTTACCCCTGTCGGAGTTCTGCCAGATGTCACAAGTACGGCACGGAGAGCTTGTTGACCATTGAGCAAGCCAAATCGCATGTTGCTTTTTTAGTTTATCGTAGTTGAGATAACTTGTAAACCAGCTTGCGCTCGCATACACTCCGGCTGAATAGCCATGAACTTTAACACACTCGCAAAATGCTACTGCCATTGCGGATAAGGTATCTTTGCCGAGTTTGGTCTGAGAGCCAAGCTCCAAGTCATAAAACACGGGTAAATCAAGTTTTCGTCCGTTCAAGCAATAAAGGCAAGCACTTGCTTCTTTTTTTGCCTCGGCAACGCTGTAGGCATAGCTGAACCAATATACACCGACTTTCAGCCCTGCGGCTTTTGCTCTCTTATAATGTTCTTCAAACTGTGCATCTTTCTGATATGTTTCCCTACCAAAGCCGGCACGAATAATAACCGTGTCGATACCGTCAGCCTTGACCTTGTTATAATCAACATTTGTCTGACAGAAACTTACATCAACAGCAGTAACTTTCATGGTTATTCCTCGCTTTCGCAAATAATTTTTTTGTTTTCAAACTTTTTATATGCGTCAAGATACATTTCGTTTTTATCACCGTTGTATGTACATTCGTAGTACATACCGTCGTGTAATGTTGTGCTGATAAGGCATTTGTGGTTTTGCAAAGTCTTACACGACCACACAACGAAAGTGTCAAAATCAGGTGTATCATCTGACTTATCTATGTGATTTAACACATATTTGTTTACCTCAGATATTGCAAACTTAATAAAATTTGCATTTTTCATAACTATTCCCCGCTTTCCTTAACCTCCGGTAATCCACCAACACTTGTCAGCATTGAGAGGATTCCGGCAAGAAGTGTTGAACTTGCAACCGCAACCCAGTTTACATCGCTCATAACTACCGCAACTGAGAGTGTTGCCGCTGCTGTCTGTGCCATTGTCTTTGCGGCTCTGATGAGTGCCGCAACCGCCCATTTCTTAATTTTCTTCTTATTCATTGTTTTCATCCTTTCTTATAATATGGTTAGTCGGTAAGTCCATGACCTTCTCGTGCATATCGTCCATTGTGCCGTTTTGCCCGAGATGATGATATGACTGATAGCATTTGTCATAAGCATCTTTGGCATAGACTTCAATCCAGCCTCTTTCTATATATTTTTCGCCCGAGCGGATAAGTTCCGCCCTAAGCAATGACTGTGTACCTTTGCCAATCGCCTTAATTTTGCTCCACTCGGTTTTTATAATTGCAACAATGGCAGTAAGTATAATGCCAAAAAGGGCCTGCGCCCAATATTGTATAATCCAATCCCACATGGTTTAATTCTCGCTTTCTATCGGCTCGTCAACGGTTGGATTGTCGCCCCAAACTGCCATGACAGCATTATAGTATTCATCAGACAGCACCGTTTTGAGCTGTTCTCTGCCCGATTTGCTGTTCATATATGCATTGCGGATGTTTCCGCCAACCTGCATTTCTTCACCGTTAAAGGTCAAAAACTGCTGTCTGAGTACCGACACGCTGTCCTTTGTGAGCATATCAAGTGTGATTTTTTCTTTAAGTTCCATTTTTCATACCTCCGTTATTTAATTTTGTACAAGCAAATCACATTAATTTGCTCGCCGTCTGCAAATGTGTAAGCCGTCTTATCCTGAGTCGAAAACTGTAGCCAAGTGTTATTTTTCGGAATGGCAAATTTAAAGAGCTTGCCAAGGTTTGAAATACCGACACAAAAAACATTGTCCTCGGAAATACATTTGTACGGCAAATCAATCAGCGGACACATGCTATTGCCGCCAAGAGATACTGCGTTCATTTTGACCGTTGCACTGACGATTACGATGTCACCAATCGTCTTATATGTACAGTTTGCACTTTTGATTTTATCGGTGACGGTTGAATACGGTGTGAGTGTTGATGTACCACTTTCAATATTTGACGAATCGTATTTAGTCGCCAAGGCGGTTTTATCTGCTTTCACAAGCAGAGCGTTGTAAACTGCTCCGCTTGTGAGGTAACACGGGCTGTTATTTTTGGGTTCGCTGTCGAACGGCATTGAATTGAGCTTTCGGGCAAGTTTTTTATCTGTTTCTTCTCGTGTATATGCGTCCGTAATTCCGTACCCTGCGAGTGTTGTCGCTTTATTAGCTTTGTTTGCAAGATTTGTGTCGACTGTATCAAGCCTTGCTCCGAGCGAATTAGAACCGCCTCTTGCCGTGGCTATTTCGGATTCAAGTGCAATTGCTCCGTCTGTTGCCCGTTCAATCCCCTCGTCCATATGGTTGAGGTTGTCGGCATTGAGGGGCGGAGCAGAGCCGTTCACAAAGACAATTTTATTGTATTTGTTCATTTTCTTTTACTTCCTTTCCTAATCGTTTTTCGCCCTTTGATGTGAGGGCAGTTATAAATCCGTCCATTTTCTTATTGAACACAAATGTTTCGATTGTCGGCAAATCTTCAAACGGAGTTTTAATTGTGTACTTATCGCCTGCCTCAAGCCACCAATACGAAAACAGCTTAATTTTTGTCGGGCGGTATTTATATACATCACCAAAAAAATTAACAGAATTATATTTTGTGCCGATATCACTTGCTGTTGTTCTGCACCTCATCAAAATGTTATCGGAAACATACCACGAAAAATCGTTACTGTTGCCATACAAAAACGCTTTTTTATCAGCAAACTTAGCACTGTACATACGGATAGGCTCAAGTTCGTAATCTTCAAAGGATAAATCTTTGTACGAATCGATTGTTTCAACGGAAGATTGAGAATACAGCCTTTTAAAACGCATTTTTCCGTCGGCATCTATAACGGCAAAGCTCAAAGTTAATTCTGCATAAGCTTGGATTAAATCTGACAAGGTAATGTCCTTTATAACCTTTTCCACGCAGGTATCGTCAAATTTCAGCGGTACACTAAAGACAGATAAGCTCGGCGGTGAAACCCCTGTAATTGCATAATCTTTGGCAAATTCTGCGATTATTGAATAAAAGTTCTTAAAATTATCGTCTTTTTGATAGTGCGCATAACCATAAGCAAAACTGCCGTCCTCGTTCTCTTTGCCTGCAAACCACAAAGACACATCCACCTTTGACATATCATAAAAAGCGTCATAGGCTGTGATTTTGACGATGTTACGCTGTTTTTTATCTCTTTGAGCCGACTGAATTTTACCGTAGAAAACAGGACATTCAACCGTTCCTGTTTCGGCAGGACAAATAAGAGTATTTGACGGGTACAAATCATCTGACGGATACAACTCTGATTCAAGATATGTTGCCGTTATGATGACCTGTACCGTCTTTCCTATCAAAGCCGAGCAATCATAATCAATGAGTTTCACGCTCATTTCAGAGGCTATGCAACCGCCGAATTTCAATTCTTTTTCAACGATTTCATTTTCAAGCGAAAAACTGTCAAGCACGATACTTTCACCTGTTATATCCTCAAAACTGCCGTCGGGGGAATGCAGGGCAACGGTGTTGTAAAGTGTGTTTGTTTTCAGCTTATCAGCAATTTCTTTAGATACAAGCATTTTTAAGAATCACCCCTTAATACTCAATCAGCTCAACAGTAATCGGCTGATAGGTTATATCATTCTTTTCGGCATCCATTACGGTATATTCAATATCGGGAATATAAAAATAAGAGGTGTAATAGCTGTTCGTTTCATCGTTCCAATAAGTTACCCTGCACTTCCTCTGTAACTTATTCGCCATTGAGAGGTTGATAATCGACTGAAAATCAATCTTTTCGTCAAGATGAAGAATGTGAGTTGAAAACGAAATTTTTGTTTTGTAATTTGGCAGCGTTGCCCTTTGAAGCGTACCGTTCTGATCTCGTTCCGCAGAAGTTTCAAGTCGCTGATTCGGAGTTGATGAAAATGCGGTAATGTACTTATTCGGCATTATGTTGTTGCCGAATTTAAGCAAATAGCCGTTATAATTTGACATATCATCCCCCCTTTATGCAAATGCGGATTTACCGTTGTGTCTGCGTCTGTAAAGCTCATCCTGTCTTATCATTTCTTCAAAAAGCGTTGAACCCTCAAGCTCGGCAGTAAACGAATAAGTGTTGCCACCGTTATTGCGAAAGATAATGAACATTTCATAAATGCGTTTAAGCAGGTCAAGAATTTGTGTGAGAATCACTGTATCCTGACCGCCCGAATTGTCGAGCATACCCTGTAACTTGTTAAGAGGAGAAATAACCTCAGGGTTACCGCTGTTAGCACCTGCGTTATCGCCGACAACCGCAAGTGTCGGAGCTTTAACAATACCGCCTTTTGCAAATTTTCGTGCCGGTGATTCCGTGGGTTCTTCAAATCTCGGAATGAGAGGCGGATTTTCAGGCATTGAAAAACTCCAATCCTGTCCAAAAGCCGCTCCGATAATACCGGCTATTCCGCCGATTGAATTAACAACGCCAGAAACGAAATTATAAATACCTGTCCACAACGCATTTATGCCGTCAATGATAGCGTTTATAATAAACTTAAACACGGCACAAATGCCGTCCCAAATACCTTTGAAGAAGTCGTAGATACCCTGCCATGCTTTTTTCCAATCGCCTGAGAAAACACCTGTAATGAAGTCAATAAGACCGCCGAATGTTTTCTGTATAGAGGTAATCAACCCACCGATAAATGTAAACACATTATCAAACACCCTTTTTACGGCATTGAAAACATTCTGAAATATAGGTCCCCAAAAACTGACAAGCCAGTTTACAAACGGTGACAGGAAGTTATTCCACACGGTTGAAACACAGTCTGCAACCTTGCCGAAGAAGTTTATTGCGCCTTCAAAAACAGGCTTCAGCCAGTTTTCCCAAGCTGATTTTACGATTGCTACGATAAAATCCCACGCAGGCTTAATCCATTGATTGTAAACATTCATCAGGGTTGTGCCGATGTTGGTAAACATATTGCAGATATTCTGAAAAATCTGCTGTCCGTTGCCGTTCCACCAATTACTGATAATTATTCCGATATCTCCGAAAATCTGACCGATAAAGTCAAACACATCTGCAAACTGCAATTGTAAATTTTCAAGAAATTCTGTGATTGTTGCACCGTCATTTTCAGTCCATTCAACAAGGCTTTCGGTTGCGATTGAAAACGCACCCGAAACAACTTCGCCGACTGAACCCGCAAAGGTTGTAAGACCGCTTAAAAGATTGGAAATTGATTCTTCCATTTGAGGGCGAACATTGTCAATTGCATTGCCTGCAAGTGTACCGAAATTATCAAAAAAGATTGAAAGATTGTTATAGCCGTTTGTAAGATTGTTGCCTATGGTGTCTATAAAGCCGATAATCTTTTCCCTGTCTTTTGAAATCCACTTAGCAACACCGCCTGAAATGGTCTGAAACGACTTTCCGCCGATTGTCGCAACCGCTCCGAATGCAGAGCCGATTGCCCCGAGTTTTGCAGAACCGACCTTTTGCATTGTGCCGAATGCCTTTTGAACTATGGGAACAGCATTATCAAAAACGGTCTTGCAGTTCTTGCCTATAGCTGACCAGTCAACCTTGTTAATACCTTTCTGTACATTCTCGACAAAGCCTTTGAATCCGCTTTTTTCGTATAGATTTTTGAATGCCCCCGAAAGGTTTTTGCTTGTGTCCTTGACAACATTCTTTGCAACAGCTCCGCCCGATGAACCGCCCGATGAGCTTTTTGATGAAGATGTATCTGACTTTGAAGAACTATCGGTACTTGAAAGCACATTCAGCTTGTCAAAGCCCGCTACACTTCTCTTTGCTTTTTCGGAACTTTTCTGAACATTATCAAGTGACTTTGAACTGTCATCTGCTGTATCCGTAAGGCTTTTGGCAGAATCGGACGCAGATTTGATATTGCTTGCGGTGTTATTGCCTGTATCCCAGCCGAAGACCTTTGAAAGCGATTCAACCGCACCTTTGGCATATTCCGTTAAAGTTGCAAGTGCGGAACTCAACCGCTTTACAACCTGAGTTGCCACCTGTAAAATAGGCTGACCGACTACGGCAAGGAGTTGTTTCCAACTTTCTCTGAGGTTGCCTGTTACATTCTCCCAACCGTCTGCTTCACGGCTTGCCTGTCCCATAGCACCCGAAAGCTGATTAGCGTCCTTGACCATTTGCAAAAGCGTGAGCTGTTTCTGCGATTCCGACAAATCCGTAAATGACTTGCCATACAGCTTATTAGCCGCCGCATTTCGTGTGGTTTCAGTACAGGACAAACCGAGTGCGGCATCATTTTCAAAGTTGCCTTTCAAGAACGATTTCAGGCTTTCTGCGGTGTCTTCAAGCGAACGGTCGTAATATGCGGCACTGTCGGCTGTTACCTGTAAAGCCTCCTGCATCATACCCAAAGCACTTGAACTGTCCATACCCGTAGTTTTTGCAAAGGCATAAATGCTTGTGCCGACACCCTGTAATCGGGTTTCAAGAATACCGCTTTGATCGGCAACGCTCTGAATGGCTGATTCTGCCTGTGACTGCATTGTGCCGAATGTCTGCTCAAACTGCGAATTTGCCGCATTGACTTCCGCAGCCGATTCAATGCACTGCTGACCGAACTCCTTAATTTTGGCAACGGAAAAGGCGGCAACCACAGCTGTACCGATTTTCTTAAACGAAGATGAAACCGAATTGCTTAATTGCTCACCGCTACTTTTGATATTTGAAAACTCTTTCTCGGTTTTCTGAGAAACGCCCTCCGAAACCTTTGAAAAGGACTGTTTCATATCCGTGCTTACATTTTCAAAATCTTTTGAAAGACTTGAAAATGCCGAATCAAACTTTTTTGTAATTGAATCGGAAATCTTATGCAATGTTTTTGAAATATCATCACCCGTAAGCCTGACATCAAGCTCAATTTCACCCGCCTTTGTCGCCATATTCACCACTTCCTTTCATTTTAGATTCTTTAAAAACAGGCATAAAAACAGCGCACACCGTTATGATGTACGCTTAAAAATTTTGCAAAAGAACAGCCACCCCATTTGGAGTGGCTTTTTGTTTTAGTTGTTGAGTTCGTAGTATTTGATGTCGATTTTCGGAAGTGACACATTGTTGCCCATTACGGTTTCATATGTATAGTCGCCGTCACAAGTTCCCCAGAATGTGATTACATCATCTTCAAGGAGTTTGTCCGCACCGTCAGGAATTTCTACAGTTGCGTAGATTGTATCAGTCCACAATGGTTCATCAAGATACTCATTTTCTTCTTTGGTTATATTGATTCTCAGGTCAACCGAATCGCCCCAGCCTTCCTGAACCTGAATAATCTGACCTTCAAACTTGTAGTCATTACCTTTGTACTTGTCAGGGTTTCTTGAAAGAGTTTTAAAGTCGATTGTTTTGCAACCGTCTTTAAATTCTTTTTCAACCTTCTTCGGGTCTTTAGTAGGCTTTTCTGTTGCAACTTCTTTTGTGGTCGGTGCTTCTGTCGCTTTTTCAGTTGCTTTTTCTGAACTCTGATTTGCAACAGTAGTTTCCTGCTTTGATTTGTTTGAACCGCTGTTACCGTTAATTGCACCGTTTACACCGCCAACAATCATAATAGCAACAACGATAATAACCCAAAAATACCAACGCTTGTAAATTTTCTTCTTCGCATTTGCAGGATTTACGGTTGCCGAGGTTGAATCGTTTCCGCCAAAGCCTGCACCGCACTTGTCGCAAAATTTTGCATCGTCCTTTAATTCGTTTCCGCAATGTGGACATTTCATAAACATACACTCTCCTTAATAAATTTGTTAGTGTATGTTACATTTTATCACTATGTATTAACATTGTCAAGAATTTTGTAGATACAGCGAAAATTATGTACAAATTTACAGATTAGCGAAGAAGTTTTGAAATTCTGCAAGAACGGTGTTCATATCTTCGTCTGAATAGTGCTTTACATTTCTTGACCGCCATTTGTTGCGGATTTTATGCTGTGACGAAGTAAAGTTTTTCAAGACCTCTTTGTCGGATTCAAGGCGAATTTGAACCGTTCTTGCAAGCGGTGTTTCGGGTCCTAAGCCTTGCAGAAGTGAGCAGAACTCATTCCAACTCATTTTAGCAAAATCCTTTGAATAAATGCTGACCCCGTACTCCGAGCGAAAGCTCGACACGATTAAATCAAAGTCATCAATCAGGTCGTAGCCGGGGTCTGAACTTCCCCCTCGTCAGTCAAATCGCCTGTTGCAATTTTGGCAGATTCGCTGATAAGGGCGTTGAAATCGTGCATATTCAGTTTTAACTTTTCAATCTTTTCTCTCTCGGATTCATCAAAAAGAAGATGATACATTTCGATAACATCTTTACTTTTACCGTTGCCGTCCTCAAAAAGTGCCGCAACTTTGAGCATTGAAACTGCGTCATTGTTGATTGCAAGGTCAACATTTTTAACTCTGACACTTGGCTTTTCCTCAAAATTAAGCTTGTCTGTAATATCAATTAACTTTGACATAATCGTTCATTCCTTTCGTTTTTTAAGCGGCTGCTGTATATACGGGTTTGCCGTTTGACATAACTTCAAATTCAAGCGGAGCAACACCCGTACTTGCGCCTGCACCGTTTGATGTAACGGATACAACTGCATTTTTAAAGAGGACGGTTGCACCGTTGGGGAAGGTCCACATAAACGAAACTTCTGCCTTTCTGCCGTTTTCAAATGCAAGGGCGGCAATCTGGTCATTGCCTGCGTCACCGATTGTACGCTTGCCCTTTACCGAAATTGTGATTGACTTTGCTGTCATAAGCCTTGACTTCCAGCCCTCGTTTTCAAAGGCTGTCCATTCCTCGACACCGTTGTCAAATGCAACAGAAAATTCTTCGCAGTTAGCAATATTTGTCGTGGCGGATTCTGTTCCTGCCTTGCCAACCGCAAACTGATTTTCATAGCATGGGAATACTCCCGATTCAACTTTTGCCATAAAATTACTTCCTTTCGTAATAAAATTTAACTTCAATGACCTGCTCATACACACCCTTGTCGTCTGTTCCCACATCAACGGGTTCTTCCGTGAGCAGTTCGATTATATAGATTTTGTGTTCCTTAATTTCAACTTTTTTAATGCCGTAAAGCGTTTCGTAAAGTCTGCGTGCAAACTCCTCGGTTTCTCTTGCGTTGTCGGTGTAATGGATAAGCAAAGACACGCTTATTGTATCGTAGGTACTTTCACCGCCGATTGCCCTTGTGGGTGTTTCCGACTGCTTTAATGAATACACACCGATTGACCTGTCCTGCTTGTTGTCAAGCTTGCCGATGTAATAATGCTCGGCTGAGGTAACGCTTTTGAGCCAATCTCTGATGTCCGATAAGTAAATCAAAGTCCTGTATTTCTCCTATATATTTTAGTGAATGTTTGACTGCAAAAATTCTGCCGTGTACCGCCCTCAAGCCACTGTGCAAACCATTTACCGCCTGCGGCAATGTTTTCCTTACGGCTGAAATTATACTCGGGATGAAAATACAACCGCCTTGCATACGGAGTGCTTGACACAATTTTAACTACCCCATTTGCACTTTGTGAATAATCAACAGCGGTACTATCGTTTTGAAGTATGCTTGTATCAAACGGCATTACCTGCGTGTTTTTCACCTGTGTAAGAAGTGCGTCACCTGTCATTCTCAGGGCGGCAACCTTTGCCTTGTCAAGCTGTTTTACAACAGGCATATTGAGTTTGATTTTTGATGATACCGAAAATCCCACTAAATCACATCCAATTCCGTAAAATTAACTGTGCCGTCGGGGTTGAGGTGTTTTGTACCCTGTACGATGTTTCGTTTTACGCCGTCAAGGATTACAAAGCCACCGCTTAAAGTGGGGCTGTCGGGAGCAATGTCGCCGTCAAAAAGCAAGACAGCCGACACCTGAACAGTTTTCTGCTCTTTGGTATAGACCGTCTTTGCCTTTGACTGCACATTGCATACAGCATTGCCTCCGCAGCGGAGATTTGACGGATAAAGATTTTCGGAGGGATACAGATTTTTGAATTCAAACACGGTCAGGGGTGCTCCGTCTTCGGTAACACCCTCACCGTAGATTGTGACCTCGACAGGAGTTTTGCAGAACTGCTTTTTTACAAGTGACGGAAATTTCACGGTTTTCACGCACCTTTCAGATTGCAGGATAACAAAGTCCCGTTGATTTTAGCAACGCATAGAGGTCGGCAGGAATTGCCACTCCGCTGATACACATTAAATTCCAGCTTGCGCCAAATTCCATTGATGTGCCGTTGATTGAATAGCTTTTCAGGTAGGAAGAAATCATATCGGCATTTTCTTCTTCAAAAGCAGTAAGTCTGCTATGCACTCTGCTGATGATTCTCTTCTGCATTTCCGAAAGTTTTTCAAAATCAATGCGGTTAAAAGTCAGAACATCAATGTGTTCGGCAGAGATAATACTGTTTTCATCTCCACCCTGATGTTCAATGTAATCGGCATACATTACGCAACCGCCGTTGTGTCAACATCGGCATAAATGCTGTCAATTTTGCCGTCCTTGCCGTTCGGGAATACGAATGTGTCGGAAAGTGAACGGTTCTGATAGAGCCAGCCGTCACCCTCTGTGTGTGAGCCGGGAGCAAAGAAGTAAATGCTTGAAATCTTCGGAACAGTCTTGCAGGTTTCACCGCAGGCAACAAGAACATTGATTTTGTGAGCACCTGTTGCAGGCTCAAAACCGCCGTCATCGGGGTTAAAGTTGAAGTTATCGTAGAAACGCTCATCGTCAATAACCTCGATGATAGGGCAACCGTCAATCTCGGTCACTCTTGTTTCAATGCCGATACCGCCCTCTGCAATCTGTGTAAGCTCAATCTTACGAGTGAACTCTGTTGACTGTTCAAGGCAGTCCATAATGTGAGATGTCACATAGGCAACAAGTGTGCCTCTTGCCTTGTATCTGCGGAGCTTGCCGGCAGAAAGAATTGTTTTGAGCTTTGAATAAGCGTTCTCCTTAGTCCACTCCGATGTCTTTGTTGAAGAATGATAGCCGTCTGTTGCCTGTGCCTTTGCGGCAACCTTTGAGAAGAAAAGTGCATCGGTTTCGGGAGCAACCTGTGTCTGCTCAAACACCTTTGAAATATTCTCAACCTTTGCGGTTGCGTTAGTTTCGTCAACATCTGCCTTATCCACAAGGAACTCAATATCTCTGTCGTGTTCGCAGGTGAACGGAACATCTGTCTGAATATATTTGCCCTTGTTCCAACCGCCGTTGCGATTGTGGTTCTTAAAGCCTGATGTGCTCATCTGTGTGAAGTGGAAAGTTCTTGCGCCAACCCACTTTACATTTGAAGTGATGAATGGTGATGTGAGTGTACCCTGAACGAGAATTTCGAGCAGGTCAGGGCTGAACTGCTCGGCATAGTTATTTGTGTTTGCCATGATTTTTCAATCCTTCCTTTGGTTAAATATTAAATCTGTTCCATTTTTTGGTAGGAACATTTGCCTTTGGTTTTGTACCGTCCGATGTACCGTTGCCGTCACCGCCGATTTTCTTAACTCCTGTGCCGTTCTCGGCAGGTTTGCCCTTGAGTGCGGGGATATCGTCAAGCACCTTTTTAACAGCCTCTGTCAGCTTTTCCGCATTGACCTTGCCGTCTGTCACAGCCTTTGAAAAGTCTGCAATTTTAAGCACATACGGAACGGTTGCAATGTCAACGCCCTGTTTTACGGCTTCGAGGGTTGCCGATTGGTTGACTTCTGCCATAAGTTTTGCGTTGTTTGCGGATTCAACTTCCGACTGCATTTTTGCAAAGTCGGGAGTGTTCTTGGCTTTCTGCTTTTTAAAAGCACCGATAGCCTCTTTCATCTCATCGGCTGACAATCCCTGCTCCTTAAAATATGACTTCAAAACGGTGTCCTCTGTCACGCTCTGTTTGCCTGTAATAAGGCTTGCGAGCTTGTCATAATCAAAGGCAGGAGCGTTTCCCTGTGGAGTTCCCTGCGGTGCAGGTGTCGGTTCATTGGGGGTTGGTGTTGGATTTGGTTCTGCCATTTTTTCATATCCTTTCAGTTTTTCGGGTGTCTCCCGTAATCAGTTCATAGAGTGTCTCTCTGTTTCAGTTTTGCACGGTGTCTCCCGTAGTTTAATGTCTTCGGACAATAAAAAAGCACCTTACATATTCGTAAAGTGCTTAATCCGCTTTTTCTGTTTTTTCTGTTTTAACTGCTTTGGTTCTCGGCTTTTTGGGAGCGTCAGGCTTGACCTCTTCTGCAAAACCGCCGTCAATGAGTTCCTTTGCTCTCTGCTCTGAGCATTCAAAAACTTCATTCACAGGTCGGGTTACATAACCGTTCTGCCTGTCATTAAATGCTGTTGTTACTCTGATTTTCATTCTGTCACCACCTTTCTAAACCGGTCGAAATCGACGGGTTTAAATGCAATAAAAAAGCACTCTGATTTCTCAAAGTGCTGATTTGATGTATTAAGTTTTGCTTTGGCAAGTTGCAGGCAAGTTAAATAATGCCGTAAACAAGCCGTTTTTCTTGCTCTGAACATATTCTCGGCAAGTTAAACAACAAAACCGCCCTTTTTACGGAGCGGTTAGATTATGCCACTATTTTTTAGATATTGCATTTTTTGTTTCTCTCTAAGCTTACTGTAAAGTGCTTCAGCATCTTTAGCTTCTTGTGGAGCATCTTCACGCAAAGTGACATTTAAACCATTTGTTACAAGGTACGGCTTAAACGCATTCCATAGAGATTTTTGTTCTTCAGTTTGTATCAATCTCATACCATCATCACCCTAAAAGTTTGCTGACTCTGTACTCGTTATACACTTCATCCATAGCTTTATCTTTTAAGCATTCAAAAGCATACTCACTTATATCTTCTATATTATAACCGTTATTTATCAATTTTTCAACCTTTGGAGCATAAATTTTATTAAGGTAATCGCAATATTCAAAATAATCGTTAATACCACCGAATTTTGCTCTGTAAATTTTAGCGTCTTGCCAATGAATCAGTTCGTGAAGAATTGTACTCAATCCGTCTTGCGGACAAGCCAAGTTTTCTTGTAAATCTGACAAATCACTTGTTGAAAAGTATGCTGAATTGACATTTAGAACATTTTGCATTGGCATATATGAAGCAATAGCATTTACTCGCATTTCTTCGGGAGTGACAATACAAATTTCAGGCTTTCCGCTTGTTTCAACCTCTCCGAGCATATCAAACGCTTTTCTCACTTGCATATCAAAATTATGAAGTTCTTTTCGTTTTAGCTTTACCTTATCTGAAATATAAACATTATCACACAATGTATTTGCCTTGTGGGTATCAATTGTAATTGTTTCGCCCTCAATTTTGCGTTCAAAAGTTTTTGATATATCTTCTTCAAAAACAGGTCTGTAATATTTCTGTTCATTGGTGTTTAGTGAGAATTGCTTTGTCTTTTCTTCAAGCGTATTCGCCCTATCGTGCCACTCATCGGCTCGGGTTTGGGCAATGCGTTTATTGTCCTCATCAAGGCTGTATTCGGCACGGCGGTCAAAGCGTTCTGCCTGTCGCTGTGCATACTGCTGTTTTTCCTCAATTCCTCGCTGACGGTCAAGCTCTTTGATTTCATCTTCAGACAACGGTGCGTCCAAATCATCAAGTTCGGGATAATATGTACTTGTGCTGTCCTTACATCTCGGATGAAACAAACCGTTCTTGATTGCGGTTGAGAGAAGCGGATAGTTTCCGTCTGACTTTTTGCCGTTTGAATAAACATCGTCAATAAACACCTTGCCGATATATTTTGCACAATCGGGGCAACCGCCCTGTCTTGAGTTCACAATAACAAGGGATACTCCCCATTCGGCTCGCTTTTCGCCCTCACCACGCAGATAGGCTCTTTTGTTGGCTGTTTTAACCGCCATATCCGCATAATCCGAGAGCGTGTGCCTTGCACCATTTTTGTATTCCACACAATTAAGACCTGCGTTGAGCATATCTTTACACGCCATATCAACGGCCTTTTCGTATGTAACCGCACCCGTGTTCATTGCAACCTGTGCGTTAAAAATCGCCTTGCGGTACTTGTCGTTGCTCATACGCAAAACTGCCGTTTCTGCCCTCTTTAAATCGTCTGTGGTCGATTTTATGAGTGCGTCAAGTTTACGGTCATTCACCTTAAAAAACTCGGCTGTGCTGTGTGCTGACGGCTTTTTCGGGGCTTTGAAACCGTCCTTGACAGCTTCAAGAATTTCTGCCTCCTGACTTGCATTTCCGTCAGCTTTGGCGGTGCGAATCATCTCTTCAACCTTGCTGTTAATGGTTTTGAAACGCTTGCCGAATTTCTTTGCGTTGTGCTTACGGTACTCTTCAAGACTTTTGAGCTGTTCAGCCTGCCATTGTGTCCAGTTGTAACCCTCTTTGGTTTCTTCGGCTCTGTGACGGCTGAAATTGCGCATCATGCTGTCGATAAGCTCGTTTTCAATTCTCTCAAAAGCCTCTTTAATGTTGTAATCACTCATTGCTTACTCATTTGCTGTCATCGTCCTGATTTGCGATATCTTCGGGTTTATCGGGTTCATTGCCCGTGTCGGTAAGGTCAACATCATCAAATGGAGAAGTTTCTTCCTCGCCTGCAATACCCTGTTCCTCTTTAATTCTCTGCACCTCTTCGGCTTTCCAATCCTCCGACTTGCTGTCGCCGTAAAGCTCATCAACCGAGGTTTCAACTGACATCAAACCGCCCTGTCTTGCTTTTGACACGGTTTCAACCTGACTTTCAAAGCTCGGATTTGCATATTCGCCGAAGTTTACGGATACTTCCAAGCCCTCAACAATACCATTGCCGTTGAGTTCACCGTCTGCATTGAGTACAACTGCAACAAGGCTTTGAAGTGCGTTCTGCGTAATTTTCACAAGGTTCTGCCTTGTGTAAAGGGTTGTCTTTTCCTTTTCACGCTGAGCGTCTGCATTATCAAGCTTCTTCGTGTCAATGCCGAGAGTTGACGGCGATATAATGCCCTGTAAGCAGAGGTCGAGGGCAGTAATGTATGAACTCAAATAGCTTTCGTGCTGAATCTGCGGACTTTCGGTGTAAATCCTGTTGCCGTTGCCGTTTTCAGACATATCGTTGCCCACGGTGATAAATCGGTTGTCAAACGGATTTGGCGATATTGGCTGACAGGTTTCGGGATTTCTCGGAACAAGGCAATCAGGCACATACTGCTTTGTTCGGCAGGCTCTGAGTGCGTCCATCCACTGTGACCATACTTCATCAAGGCTGTCGAAAGCGTCTGTTTTTATGCCGATAATGCCCGCACCTCTGCCCTTGTGGCACGATTTGCCGTAAAGGACAGGTACAGCCCACATATATGATTCGTCAAATGTAACGCCCTTTGAATCAATCCACGAAAGAGCGTCAACCGTGTGCAGGTCAATCTCTTTGCCGTTGTCATCATACAAAGCATAGTGAATATAGCCGTAACCGTATGTTTCTTCAAAACGATAACGGCGGTGTTTTTGCGTGTAATCGGTGTAAAACTTAACCTCTCGGATTCTGCCGCGCACATATGTAAAGTCGATGTTTTCGGCAGGATACCATTCAACAATCGGAACATCTGATACAGCCGTGTCAAAGCTGACCTTAAAAGCACCGTCACCGACAACACATAGGTCACGGAGCATTTGCTTAACCGTGTCGGACAGCTTGTTCTGCTTTTCAATATCTTCCCAACGCTCTGCATAAGCGGTTGAATTTTTACTTGTAACATCTGTGCCGTTGTAGTCGGCAATTACGATATTCACAAGCGTTTCGCAGATGAGTGCCGGCAAGCCCGTGTGTATTTTACGGATTTCAAGCCCCTTTGTGCTTTTTGCCGCCCAAAACATAGTTTTGTTTGTATCAATCTGCCTGTACAGCTCCGCAAGCTGTTTGCTGTTGCCCCAATACCAAATGCGATTGATAAAGCACTCGGTCAGATGATTGCTTGTTTCGGTGACTGTAATTGTTTTGTCGCTTGCAGGAGTAATCTGCAAAAAGTTTTTAATTCCCAATCTGATAGATTCAGCCATTCTGTTAATCAGCCCCATTTATTTCACTTCCAATAATATTTTTAAACGGCAGCCACGCATATTGACCGCTGTTAATGCAATGGTCGTGACCGTCCTCAGGTGTGTTGTCTTTATCCTCTCGCCAGCTGTAAATTTCAAACTCGGCAATCGTGCTTTTACAATGTTCAAGCACAAAATAACAGTCGGTGGCAAGCCAGCCGAGTACAAGATTGATTCGGTCGATAATCTTCGTTTTCTTCCATGCATTTGCAAAGTCATAGACACAGCCGTGCTGTCGCTTATACTTTTGAAATTCGGTAATAGTCGCTTGGTCGGCGCTGTCAATAAAAGCCGTGCGTGCAAAGCCCCATTCATCACGGTTGCGGTCAAGAAAATCAATAAAATTCTTCACCGTGTCACTCGGGGCAATAGGTGTTTGCATTTCAGCGTTGTTATAAACTCTTTCATCAAGCTGAACACACTTGCCGTGATTGGTAATGCCGTAAAATGTCATTGCGATAGTGTCAGGCGACTTCTGCGAATAGGCGGTATCAAGACCTGCGGTGAACTGAACAAAGTGTTCCGACTTGCGGTTACAGTTCAAAAACTTTCCTGCCCACTCTTTTGATTTGATGTGTCTTGCCCTCTCAAAATTCGGAAACACAAGCCCTGTTGCTCTGCCTCGCAAACCTAAGATTTTATTTTTATAGAGCTTTGTACCTTTCGGTGCAGAGTTCTTTTTCTTTTCAATCTGTTCAGGAGTAAGACTTAAATTGTCGGCAAAAGAAAAGAACCAATACCGCCAATTCGGTACAGGTTCTTCGGTAAGCTCCGCCGTAATCTCGGGAGGAATATCGTTTTCATATTTTTTAAAAGGACGGGAGCGGTTGACAAACTCCTTATACACAGGCAGGCTCGGATCATCGGGATTCAGCGTTGCAAGCATATAGTCATTACGGGTTGACATCTCTCGGATAAACTCGATATCAGCGGTGTTGATTTCGTCAATATAAACGCACCCAAACTGCGCACCGAGAACCATTTCCCACTTATCCCGACTGCTGTAACCGAGAATATAGATAATTTTGTCCTCAAACTTGATATGCGGCAGCTTGTAATCCTTGTCGCCGTTACCACAATAGACAGCGTTGCGGTGCAAGTCGAGAATACCGTTGTCCTGTTGAATTATAGTTTCCTCAGCCTTGCCCGTAGTTTTGGCGGCAATTGCGTGAAGCTTCTTCGGCGACTGCGACACCATTCGCATAAACTTAACGCCTGCTCCGACGGTAGTTTTGCCGGACGCTGTAGTTCCTTCAAGAAATTCAGCCGACACATTTGTTGTGTTGATAAAGTCGATATACTTTTGTGACAACGGGAATTTGTTACTCACTCAATCCCTCACCACCCAACTGTCTGAACACATCGGATAGTTTTTCGGACTGCTCAACCTTTGCGTCAACCTTAACGGTGTATTCGCCCGTCATCTTGTTGAGCGTGTCAATCGCCCTGATTCTGTCGGAGGTGTCCTGCCCGTCATTCCTTGCAATGTCGGACAAAACAACCTGTCTGTCCTTTGCACTCATAATGCGCTCGTCCTTGAGCTTATCGGAAAGCTCTTTGATGTATTTTGCGATTGTAGTATTTTGTAGTAATTTTGAAGCATTGGTATTAGCATATTTTGCGGAATATCCTGCCTTAACAGCACTCTCAGCGGCGTTACCGCTTTGTGCATAATATTCAGCAAATTTCTTCTGTCTTGCATTTAATTTGTCTTTCACGGTATCACCGCCCTTTCTAAAAATAAGCAAAAGAAAAGACAGCACATTTCTGTACTGTCTTTAAACACAGGTTTCCGGAGTTGCACCGGAATCTGTAAAAACTGTTTTCCTATTTAAACTATCCCCTGCGTTTATAATATTATATCAATAAATTTCTAAATATTCAAGTGTTTTCTTTTTCTTTCCCATTTATTCAATAATGCACTTACATATTTCTGTTCTTTATCAGTCAATTGACGATCTCCAATTTCATTATGTTCATAACCCAAATGGGTATGTGGCATCATTCCATTATGAGGTCTACCTTTAACGTCAATTTGTTTTATTCTTTCGCCGTAGTTGTCATAAAAAGTAACACTTTTGATGTTGCTCTGTTTGTCAAACTTTCATAATACCATTATACGCAGGGTAAGGGTGACATTCAATGACATTTCAAAATAATTTTACGAGAAATCGAACTTTTTTCGGAACGCCTGTAACGCTTCGCCGTGCAATCTCAGGGTATGCCTTACGCTCATTTCCATACTCTCGGCAATATTCTCCCACCTCTGACAATTTATGTAATACTCGGTCAAAATTGCAATGTAACGGTAATCGTCAAGTGCGTTGATTTTACTGCGGATTTCAGTTTTTAACCGCACAAGATTGTCAATCTCCCGATTGATTTCAGCCTGAAGGTCTGCAATCCTGTCAACAATCCGCATAGGGTCATTCACTCCTGATGTCTTAACAGGCTCGTTCTGCTTAACCGATACCTGTGCAATATTCAGCCTAAGTTTTGACAGCTCGTGTTCTTTCGTTCTGATCAGCTTATCCGAAACCCTGACCGAATATAAATAATCTTTAACCGTCAATCCATATCCACCTCACTTTCAAGCCAATGTTTTGTGCAGTCAATTGACATCTGTTTGATTTTTTTCAAAGTTTGTCATTGTTTTCACCGTCCTACAAGTTTGGGATTGTCATAAACATTCCCGACAACTTCAATATTTTCGGGATAAAAATTTATCCCGAGGCTTCTGTAGATATTGTCATACTCAAACCCAAATTCAGTTTCGTATGCATCGTACTTTACAACTCCATAGCCGTCACCGTCTGAGCGACCAAAAAAATCAATGATATCTCCTTCAAAAATTTTCTTACCGTTCTTATCGAGCATATTGGTGTACTGCCCGATTGTTTTGTAATCAATTTCGATACCACTTATGCCGTTTGTATTCGTCATTTCTGCGGGTAAATTTTTAAACTGTTCATCATACAATTTTGTAACTAACCCATACACCCATTCGCCATTCTGGTATTCTGTTCGGTGACAACCTTCGTCACGGTGTATCGCTTTGCCTCTAAATAATATTTCTCTCATTCTTCATTCTCCTTTAATTTTTCGGTTATTCTTTTGGTTAAGCCGTTTTCGTCGGTTAGGCATTCTAAGGCTTGGAGGGCATTAATTACGGTTTGCTCGTTGGTTTGGGACTGATACATCTTACGGACGAAGTCGGCGCTTTTCTTTACATTATCCATAATTCTTTGTGAGAGCATACGGTATTCGTCTGCGTCGTTTCTGTCACGCTTATACTCCGTTCTGAGCTTGTCCTGCCATTCAAGGCAGATGTTTATGTCCCAGCCTTTATGACGGTTGTTGTAGCCGACCTTTGCAAGTCTTGAAAAGTATTTATATTCGGGCGGAGGAAAGGATGAGTAATCAAGCTGACCGTCAATTGCTTTATCTTCAAGCTGTTCAAACACCTGTGGATTTTTAAAATCATATTTTTTCATATTACCTCTTTCGGAGGGTAGTGGAGGGTTTGGTGCGATTTTAAAGAACCCTTTCTATATATATAATATTAGTTTATTTTTCTTATACGAAAGGTTAGAAAAACCGTCAAACCCTCCACCACCCTCCACCTCGACAATCTTTAGAAAGTGAAATGCCGTTGAAAAAGTTATAGTTTTTGCCTCTTACCTTTTCAAATCGTTTGGCAAGTTCGGTGCTGAATTTGGTATTTGACATACAATATTCGTTGTTATCCCCCGCCCAGCTTGTATAGGCAGCATAGAGCGTGCTTGCCTGAACCGAACCCTCTAACACACATCTGTCCTCGATAAAGGCGGAAATGACATCCATTTCACGCTTGTACTCTCTCACGCTCTGAAGAACGGCAGACGGCATTTTCAAACCCTCTCTTTGCCACAGAATACAGCCGTCGATACACCATTTGAAAATTGCTGTCATTTCGGCTTTGAGCTTATGCGTAAGGTTCTTATCAACCTTATCCTCGGGAATCTGAACATTGAACGGTATCATATGTATTCTTCGCCATATGCCCGTGTCAGTGCCTCTGATAATCGGTTTATGGTTTGTCGCCATCCACAGCTTAAACTCGGGCTTGAACTCAAATTCCTCGCTGTACAGCTTTCTTGCCGTTACGGTATCGTCACCCGTAAGCTGTTTGAGAAGTCCCTCATTAATTCGCACGCCCTCGTTCGGCTCAACCGAGGTGACAAGTCTTGCGCCCTTTAACCGTGCAATGTCGCTGTTTATGGCACTGCTCTGAGAGTTTCTTACCATAATTGTTTCAGGCTGAATGTTTGCGGCATAATCGCCGAATACATCACGGATAACATCAATGAATGTACTCTTGCCGTTTTGTCCCGTGCCGTAAAGGAAGAATGCGCATTGCTCGGCTGTTGAGCCTGTCAGACTGTAACCGACCGCCTTTTGAATGTAGCGAATAAGCTCCTTATCGCCTGCAAAAATATCGTCAAGGAATGCAAGCCAACGGGGACACTCTGCCGTTTGAGAACAGTCAACCGAAGTAATCTTTGTGAAATAATATTCGGGATTATGCGCCCTCACTTCGCCGTTTTTAAGGTTGATTATTCCGCTTGGGGTGTTTAATGCCATACGGTATTTATCCATTTGTGCCGGAAGCACGGGGATGTGGTGTTCAACCTCGTTGAGCATTGCTTTTTTTGATTTGTTGGAACGGCTTGCTTTCATATGCTTTTCAAATGCTTTTGACATATCTCCGCCGTTCTCTTCATCAGCTTGCAAGTACAGTCTTGCTTCGGCTTTCATAGCCTCAACGCTTTTGTCTGCCATTCGCAAAACTACCCCGATATTGTCAACACACCACTTCATAGAATTGTAGTAATACCACTTTTTCTCAGTGTAACAATACCTTACATTATCGCCGAATAAATCAACGAACCTGTTGGCATTGCCCATATCGTCAAAGGTGTAGGCACGCATTTTTTCTTCGTCAACCGCTTGAACAGCCTTGCCCTCACCGATTGAAATTGAATAATCGTTATGCTGTTTTGGGTTATAGGTCTGCGTACAGCCCGACACAGCCTTTTGCAGGGTTATAATACCGTAGGTTGTACCCGACTGTTTTCTGTCCCACTTGTCACGCATTAAGCCTGATTGTCTGAAAATCGAATCCATCTTGTCGGTGTCGCATCCGCACCAAAACGCAAGCATATTGCAGAATGCCATATCAGCCTCGCTCTGTGACGCATAAGCCGAAAAATCACCGCTGTATAAGGCTCTGAAAAGATTGCCGTTTTTGGCATTGCAGGCGGCTTTTACAATATCGTCAACCGTATTGAGATTAACCTCAATGTTACGGAGCTTAGGCTGTGGCTCTGTTGCCTTGCCGAGATATTTTGAGTGTAACGGCTTTATGCTTTCGGTGCAATCGTTTATGTACGCATATGCAGAGCAGTAATCTCCTGTCACAACGAAAAATCTGCCGTTTTCATACATTTCAAAACCGCCCGAATCATTCTTCGCCTTTCTTCTGCCCTCGGGAAGAGTTCCCTTACAGATTATGTGAACGCCTGCCTTGCTCTGCGAAAACTCGGCGTAGCTCTGCAAAGTGTTCACGAACTCGCTGATTATGTTGTCAGCTCCGCCGTTTTGGTAGTCCTGAATGTCATTCGGCATATCGTCAAGGTCAACACCGAAAAACGGTGAATTTGAGAACATAAAGCCTATGCCTGAATATTTGGCGGATTCTCTGACTGCTGTTTCAAAGTCTGACCAAGTGTCCGAGTTATTCGGCATTGCAAAGCCACCCGTTCTTGGATTTATCGGTTTCTTTGAAATTCCGCTGTGTGATTTCGGATCGGGATATGACTGCCAGCACACCCAGTTTTTGTAACCTTTCAATTCCTCGGGAACTGCAAAATATTTATTTTTATTTGGGTTTAAATTTGTAAAGCCCATTTTTTCACCTCCATATATAAGGAAAAACACGGTGAAAATTGCACTGTTTCATGCAATTCCCGAAGAAATTTTTTAAAATCAGAACGGCAAATCATCGTCAATCGGCATATCAACAAAGCCCTGATTTGCAGGCTGAGCAGACGCATAACTCTGCTGTGGCTGTGCATAGGCTGTAGCTGTATTGGTTGTCGTCTGCTTTGGAATATGCTTTACAGTCGGATATTTTGTAGGATTTCTCCAGCTTACTCGCTCCTGTGTTTTTCCGTTGTATTCTTCGTGCTTTATAGTTACACGCAACGGCTTATTGACAAGCTCACCGCAGAACTGCTCAAGGCTGTCGTACTCCTTGCCATCGGGAAGTCCTGCCGCCTTGCCGAGTGCCATAATCTGACCATAGCTGTATCCCTTGACCTGCAAGTCTGCGTTTGTAGGCTCTTTCTTCTTCCACAATGTATCAAATATATATCCGTTTTTATAGTTCTGCTCAACATCATTTCTGATTACCATTGAGATGTTCAGATTTTCTTTGCCATTCTTTGTTACTCTCTCCTCAACCTTAGCGATAAGACACTCATAATCGCCCTCGGGTTTGAGTGAGTTAGACTGTGCCGCCTCGCTCCAATTTGCTTTAAATCCCATAATTTTACTCCTTTGTAATTAACTCTATCGCCTCATCGGCACTTCTGCACACTCCTGCAACAGCGCCGTTGAGTTTCATCATCTGTATAAATTTCTGTTGTTTTTCGGTAGGTCTGCCCTTGGGAGTTTTAACCTCGATAAAAACCGCTCTTCCGTCTGATTTTCTGACACCGAACAAATCTGAAAATCCGGGCGGAACTCCCGTATTGAAATATCTGCCGTCCTTTGTAAAGCCTGCACCTACATTTATACGGAAAATATCGCAGTACGGTGCAATTGCAATACGGATTTTGTTCTGAATTGCGTGTTCTTCTGTCAAGCTATCATACCTCTCTTTCGTGCCTGAAAATATGCCCAGCCTGTTTTGTAGCCGTGGCTTTTTGCGTATGCAAGCAAGTCCGCATAGCTGTGGCAATCATCGGGTGTGCTGAAATCAAGCTTGAATCCCTCAACCTTAATGAGCTTTGCGGTGGTATCGGTTTCAACGGTCCTTTCGGCTGTCGGGAAAACATAACCGCAATGCGGACACACGGCTTTCTGCCCTGCCGGCGGTGCTGAAAATGTAAAGAAACATTCGGGACATTGTCTGACCTTTTCCTCCTGCTCCTTTTCGATTTTTTTAACACTCAGCTTTTTGCGTTTTTCAAGCGTCCATTCTCGGTCGTCATCAGGCATTCCGTGCCTTGCATAGTTGCCCACATGGTCAATGATTACCGCCCTTTTGTTTGGCTTATAGCGCATACATCGCATTGACTGCTGAATGTAAAGCGTAAGGCTGTGAGTAGGTCGGAGCAGAATTGTACATTCGCAGTCGGGCACATCAAAGCCTTCTGAAATCAAATCCACATTGCAGAGGATTGTAATTTTGCCGTTCCTGAAATCGGCTATAATCTGTTCTCTCTGTGCCTTTGGAGTTGCTCCGTCAATATGCCTTGCGGATATACCTGCGTCACAAAAAGCCTTCGCTGTTGCAAGACTGTGCTTTACCGAAGAACAGTAACAGACGGCTTTCTTACCGTCTGCAAGCTGTTTGTAATATTTGATAACATCACCGAATACCGTGTTTTTTATCATTGCCTTTTCAATGTCGGCGGTGACATACTCGCCCATTTTGGTGTGTAAACCCGTAAGGTCGGCGACACTCGGAGCGTAGTAGTCATACGGGGCAAGGCAGTTATGCTCAATGAGCCATTTTGTACTCACCCCGATTATGAGCTTGTCGTTGACATCGCCCAAACCGTCACCGTTTAATCGGACAGGTGTTGCGGTGACGCCAACCCTCGGAACATCTGAAAAATGTTCGTAAATGCGTTTGTAGCTTTGTGCAAGGCTATGATGATTTTCGTCTGTGATGATAAGTGCGGGTTTTGGCAGTTTCTTCAATCTTCGTGTAAAGGTCTGCACCATACCGATTTGGCACAAATCCATAAGCACACCCCAGCGGACAAAGGTTCTGAATATTTGGTCAACAAGCTCTCTCCTGTGAACAAGGAACAGCACCCGTTTCCCGTTCCAAGTTGTTCGTCTTGCAATTTCTGCAACAATGCAGGATTTTCCGCCGCCGCAACCGAGAACTATGCAAGGGGCTTTGTAACCATCTCGCCAAGCCTGTCTTACCTGTTCAACAAGGTCATTTTGATACGGTCGAAGTTGCATTGTCTGCACCCTCTCTCTGCTTTTCCTGTTTCTTCTGCTTTATCAGCTTTGCAACACACTGCATACAGAGTTGTCTGCCGTAATTTTTTGTTGTGCCGTCAATGATCTGTTTAACGGTGCGTTTGCCGTCCGAAAGTATCGGTGCTTTGCACTCATCACAATACTGTTCGGGTTGCATTGAATAGTATGTTCTCAATGCTTCATCAACAATTTTAAGGTCATTTGATATGTACATTGAATCAAACAAGCCTATCGGACTTTTACAGGTATCGTTACCGTCCGTTTGTGTTGCAAAAAGATACTTGCCGTCAACGACAACAGTTTTCAAAACCGTGGTAAACATTCCCTCAACCGAGATTTTTTCGTCAAGCAACTTGCCGATTGTTTTAGCTTTCTGTCTGCCGTTTTCGTCGGTTTCAATATGGCTGAGAAAATAAACAATCGTGTCATTCGGGAGAGTTTCAACCTCTTTCACAAGCTCCCAAAAATTTTTACCGATATCGGTAAACTTCTGAAAGCCTGTTTCCTTGGCTCTTCTCATATACTCGTTAGCCATGAGATACTGTGCGTCATCAACTGCAATCGACTTACATTTCTGCTTTTTGATAAAGTCCTCAATATCTATGTAGTTGTCGGAATTGATTGAAGAAGTAAATTTGGTTCTGAACGGAAGTGATTTTCCGTTTACATTCACAAGAGCCAGTTCATTTGCTTTGAAATTTCTTAAAGAGGCAGATTTTCCGCTGCCTGAATATCCTAAAACCAATATAGGTAATCCCATAAATAACACCTCACTTAATACTTAACGACTGCTTGGCTTCCATATGTACGAAGGGGATTTCTTCGCCCTTTTTGCAGAGAGCCTTGACATCATTCTTTTTCACTTCGGGCATATTGTACTTTAAGAGGTGGTCAAGGTTGTGTTCCTCTGCCCACTCAACAAATGAAATTTCATCATCAATAACAAGGCTCGGAGCGTTCTTTTTAAGCGACATAACCGCTCTCGGCATATCAATCTTCTGTCTGCCGAGTGCCTGCATTGACTTAAACAGATAGGTTTTAAGGCTCTCCGCTTGTTTTTCTTTTTGTGACTGTCTTTTTGCAATTGCCGCCTTTTCGGCTTTAAGCATTTTAGCCTCGGCAAGAAGCTGTTTGTAGTAGATTGCAATACTCTCAGCTTTCTCGTCAAATTCGCCCTCAATACCCGTAAGAGTGTCAAACCACGCTGTCAACATCTTGTTGCGGTATGCGTCCACATTGGCTATGATATTGCCGTCATCATCAATCGGCATTCCGTCTGCATTCGTATCGGGTTCCCATTCGTTGATAGCGTCAAACTGATTAAATAAATCCGAGTACATCTCGGTAAGCTCATAAAGTTTCATTGTTGTTCCCCCTTAAAGATTTATGTTTTGTGTGGCAAGTGCCTCTATTAAATGTTCAACCTTGCCTTTGAAAAATTCCTTGTCCTGTGACCGCTTGGCGAAATCGAGCATACGGACAAAGCTGTCATATGCAATTGAAAAGTATGCCTTAAAGACATCCTTGTCATCTGATGAACCGTCAGCAGTCTGAACATTTTTCAGCCTTTCTTCATACTCCTCTTTCTGTTTGCGAAGAGCCTCCTGCTTTTCATCCTCAAGCTGTTTTCTGACGATTTTTTCGTTATTGCGATACTCTTCTTCGAGTTCGTCATAATGCTTAATGTTCTCCCTTTCCAAAGCCTTAATCGTTTCATTGAGTCTGCGTTCATTGTCGCTCGGCTCTGCAACGGCAACCTCAATAGGACGGCTTTCAAGCTCCTGAACTTTATTCGTCAGCTTGAAATTTTTGTTCTTTTCCTCTGCAAGCTGATTTTCAATATTGCGATAGCTTTCTTTTGAAGTGTCCGCCTGCTGTTTGTAATAGTCGGCGTCTTTCTTAGCGTTATTGAGCTGTCTGCAATAGTCAATGCTCTTGTCGGTTGCCTCCTGCTTTTCGTCCTTCAGCCTGTCAATCTCTGCCTTTAACTGCTTGACCGTTGTGTTTTCAAGGTCAAGCTTTTCGGCGATTTCAGCCTGTTCGGGTTCGCTTATGGTAGCAAGCAACATCAACTTACTTTTGCTAATTTGTCCAAACGTTTGGACATTTTCAGGATTTATTTTTTCTACAATAGAAATATAGTTATATGCGTTACTGCGTTTCATGCCTACTTCATTCTCGCAGTAGTCCTCAAAGTTCTGATATCCAAGCTCCTTGTACAGCTTGTTGTCACGCATTGTTTTAAGTCCGTTGCACATATCCCATATGTTCTGCTGTGCAAGGTTTGCGCTGACAATTATCTTCTGATGCAGTTCAATTGCCTGCCTATGCTGTTCGCTTACTGTTATTTCTGACATTTTTTCAACCTTCCTTCTTGATTTTTTGAGTAAGAAAGGATATAATCAAATTTGTGATATTTGTTATATCCTTGCTATCCGTTGAGGCTTTGCAGAGCTTCAGCGGATTTTTCTTTTTTAGTTGACATTTGAAACACCCATACATTCAAAATTGAATGCTTCGGATTCAGGCGTTTCAAGGGCTTTGAGCTTGCGGGCAAGTTCTGCGTTTTTCGCTCTTTCGGCAACATATAAGGCTGTCACCTTGTTAAGCTTTGCTTTTGTTTTTTCAAGACGGCTGTTCGCAATGTCACGCTCCTGCTCGGTGCTTGCAAGACTTTTTTGCGTGTATTTAAGTTGTTCTTTGCTGTCACGGTACTTTTTTCTAAGCGACCTTTTTGTTTCTAAATCTTTTAATGCCATTTGTTACACTCCTTTCAACGGGTTTGAACCGAGAATATAATTGAGAAACGGTATTCTCGGAATACGGATAGATGTGCCGACTACAATTACATTGAATCCCAATTTTTCGGGTTCGTCCTTTGCCTGTTCACGCAAGTTTTGCGGAGCAACTCCAATAGCCTTTGCGGCATCTTCCGAAAGCAGATAGACATCACTGCTATCCATAATTTCTTTGATTTTTTTGTTCATCTGAACTGTGTCCATATGTACACCTCCTTAATTTTCGTTGGTAATTTTGTCTGAAACGATTTCGACTGATTCAACATCAGCAACGCTGAGTGCCAGTTTGAGCAGTACAACCTCGCCGACCGTTCGTGTTATCTGATAGCTTGTAACATACGGAATTTCTGTTCCGTCAATTTCAAGAAGAAACCTGTCCTTTGTGTCAATAAGTTTAAGTTTTGCCATTTTCTCACCTGCTTTCTGTTTTACCTATCTTGATTTCTACACCTAAAGCCGTTAAGAGCCTGTCGGCATTTTCAAGAGAAATGCTCTTTTTGCCTTTTTCCCAATACTGAATAGCTCTTTTAGTAAAGCCCGATTTCTTAGCAAGCTCACTTTGCGAAAGGCCTTTCTGTTTCCTGCTTTTAAGCAAGATTTCAGCAAACTCATTGATGTGCATTGATTTCACCAACTTTCTATGATATACTATATGTAGTGATGAACAGCAATTCATTACACTATATAACGAAAGTGAGGTGTGCATTGTGCTGAGTTTTAAAAAATGGTTAAGCAAACAAGTTGTTATCGGTAGTGATGTTACATACAACACAGCTAATGACATAATCGCCGACAATAATTTTCCTGAGAGTGTTTGCAAATTTGTAATGCTTGATTATCTTGAAAAAAATGCCGATGATAATACAATTGTTGTTTTTGATGATTTTTACAGAGATTATATTAAATACATCACTCAGAACACCTACCCTGTGGATTAACAAACAACACAATTGTTCCCGTTGGATATCTTTTATCCACATTCTTTGCTTTGTGTAATATGCCGTACGATTCGGTAGTTGTATAACTATCTACATCTTCCCTATTGCTCAGCTCTTCTATCAACTGAGCGGTGGGGATTTTTTTTAATTCATTCATCTTCTTCACCTCTTTTCAGCAAAGTCCGTTTAATGGGACTGCGATTGTGGTATTATTGATTGTGTTGCAAATATCTTTTGCGAATGTTATAATCGAGCAAAGGAGCTGATTATATGTGGGTAATAATTAGTGGTATTTTAGGCATTGCAGGCTTTTTAATATCTTTAATAAACCTGATTAACTATTTTGTTTCGCACAAAGTGAATTTGGAAATCACAATGCTTGAATACGCATACAAATTAGGCGTGCAGGGAAAGAAAAGACTTTTCATTCATTATAAACTTAACAATAAATCGCAACTGCCTATTTCTGTTACCGACATTCAATTAGTTCTGAACGGCATAGAGTACACCGAAGATTACAACACCCACGAAGTTAATTCTTATCATCACAAGGCAAAAGGTGTTGATGAGTATGTTCCGACATACAATGAACATCTGCCTATCAATCTTGAGTGCCTACATTCTCATTCGGGTTACCTCGTTTTTGTAATTCCTGAAGATAATTCTCCAAATCTCGATAAAGGTCTGACTTTTCAAATTCGCACCAATCGGAATAAGGAAGTACAAAAGAAAGTGTCATTGAATGAGGTGGTAACGCTCCGCTCCACTCTACCTTATCAAAAGTATAAAAATCTTTTTCTAAAGGATAAGGTGGAACATAAGGTGCACTGACAGTCTTGTTGACTGTTGGTGCTTTTTCTGTGTTGAATAAATTATTAAAAAATCCCATTTTCTCACCCCCTTAATATAATAGTTGCATTTATGCGACAAACTGACTAAAAAAAATAGCCTGTGCCTCATCACCTGTTAATCCGAGAATTTGTGTGATAGCGTCTGCCTGCTTAATGGTAAAATCCTCACCACCGTTAGAAAGTTTACGATACATCGTACTTTTGTCGATACCGATACTTTCAGCAACCTTTTCAGGGGTTAATCTTTTCTCCTTGATAGCCCCTTTCAGCTTATCAACATTAGTCAATTTTATCACCTCCAGTTTTTATTGTGTTGCATTTCTGCGACAACTATATGATACCACCCTTGTAAGTTATTGTCAATATATTTTTCGCATTTTTGCAAAATTATTTTTATTTTTTCAAAAAGTAGTTGCATTTTTGCAACCGTTATGTTATAATACTGTACAGTAAAGGAACGGTGGCGGCTGTTTCGACTCCCTTGAGAAAGGGGGTGATTGCGTGGAATACATAGCTGTGATAGTAATTTTCACATTTTTTATTGTGTTCACCATAAAGAAATAACCGCCCTGTACTGCAATACAAGACGGTTATAAAAAATAATTAGTTTTTGAATAGCGGAACAGCTAAAGCCGTTCCCTTACTACCATTATAATACAACTTATTTTGCATTATGTCAATAACAATATATTGAAAAAAGGTGTTACTTATGACAATCGGCGAACGCATTAAAAAATTGCGAGAAGAAAAAAATATAACTGTTGATAAACTTGCCGAGCTGATAGGAAAGAACAGAGCTACAATATACAGATATGAAAGCAGCGAGATTGAAAAGTTACCAACAAGCGTATTAGAACCGCTTTGTAAAGCTTTAGGAACTACTCCTGCGTATATTATGGGTTGGGACGATAAAACACCGGAACAAGCAACCCCCCTTCCGCAAACAAATGTATTTATGCGACCGGTATATGACAGCATTTCGGCAGGGTTCGGAGTGATAGCTCAGGATGTGCCTGTTGACTATATGCCTACATACATCACCTGCCCCTCAGAACAGGATAAATATATATGGATAAATGTTCACGGTGATTCTATGAGCCCTCTGATTGATGACGGCAGTAAAATTCTTATTAAAAAGCAAACTTCCGTTGACAGCGGTCAGATTGCCGCAGTCCTCGTTGATGATGAAGAGGCTGTTGTTAAAAAGGTCCTTTACAACGATAACACCGTTGAGTTGCATTCAGTCAACCCCTACTATCCCCCACGAGTGTTCAAAAATAACGATGTCACCCGTGTTCAAATCCTCGGTCTTGTAAAAGAAGTCAGTAAGGCTCTGCAGTGAGCCCCATACACCGACAGCCACGATCTGCCGATTAAATAGGATAAATGAAAAAGACCGCCCTAAAATAGGAAATCAATTTCCCATTTTGGGGTGATAAAGCGAAAATGTTTACTCGAGTAAACAAAATAAGTCAGCGAAAATGTCCACTCGAATGGACAAAACAAATTCTGAAAATGTGCAATCGATTGCACAAATTGGAATGATAAAGCGAAAAGCTGTTTTACTGTAACAGTTAAATTTGTAAAAATATATTGATTTTGTGAATTTGTCGGTGTATAATTATATTCAATTCGTAAAAACAGCCTATTTTTACGAATTGCTTTTCTGATATATGCGTATAATTGTTAAATTACGGCATATAATACTTATTGGAGAGGTGATACATTTGGGGTATAAATCTTTAGATAAGCTGTTTTATTCTGACAAAGAAAATTATGAAAAAATTTACAACGAAAGGTATAAAAGCGAATACGCAGTACACTTAGATTTTCTGATACACGATAACCCTGCTTTTTTTGTGATGATACCCGAATTTATTACGAAAATTCGTGACATTTATAAAACCGATAAGCAAATCAAAGCTTTAAGGGATTCATTACCCGAAAAAGCAATTGACCATTTCGCTATCAGATGTTTGGTTGATGAAATTGTAAAGACAAATGATATTGAAGGTGTTTACAGCTCAAGAAGAGAAATTAACAGTGTCTTGTCAGAACTGGAAACAAAGAGCCACGGGAAGCGTTTTATGGGGCTTGTGCAAAAATATCTTATGTTGCAAAAAAATGAAACTATGTCCTTTGACACCTGCGAAGATATCCGCAACCTGTACAATGATTTAGTATATTTTGAAATCGAAGAAGATAACCCGTCTGATTTGCCTGACGGTAAAATCTTCAGAAAAGATTCAACAAGCGTCCTCAGTGCAACGCAAAAAGAACTTCACAGAGGAGTTAATCCCGAAGGAAAAATTATAGAGTGTATGAATAAAGCGTTGGCAATACTTAATGACAAAAGCATTGAGTGTGTTTTCAGAATATCAATTTTTCATTACCTCTTTGGTTACATTCATCCTTTCTATGACGGCAACGGAAGAACATCCCGTTTCATCAGCAGTTACTTGTTGTCAAAAGAATTTGAATCAATTATCGGTTACAGAATGTCTTATTCTATTAAAGAGAACATAAACGATTACTACAAGGCATTCAAGGTGTGTAATGACCCGAAAAACAAGGGAGATTTAACTCCTTTTATAATTATGTTTACCGATATTATTGATGATTCGTTGCACAAGTTGGTGTACGCTTTGGAGAAAAGATTAGAGCAACTGACACATTACGGAAAGTGCATTATCTTTCTGCCTAAAGGCGCCGACGAAAAATATAGTGATCTGTATTTTTTGCTTATTCAGGCAAGTTTGTTTTCCGAAAGCGGAATAAGCACAAAGGAACTAATGGATGTTATGAAATTAAGCAGAAGTACAGTTACAAACAGGTTAAACACCCTGTCCGATTACGGTTTAATAATCAAAAAAACTTTAGGCAATATCCGTTGCTACAGTCTCGACATAAATAAAATAGATACAATAATGGAAGAGATAAATAAATAAAAAAAACCGCCCTGACCTGTTGGCGCAAGTCGGAGCGGAAACCACCACACAGGGTGCAGTGATACTACTAAAAGCAATAATATTGTATCACACTCCCCTGAATTTTTCAAGTTTTGAATATCAGGGGATTTTTGCACCCTTTTTTAAGCAAAAGGAGTGTATAAAATGAAACTGCCTAACGGCTACGGCTCTGTTTATAAGCTGAGCGGAAACAGGCGTAATCCGTGGGTTGCCTGCGTGACAATAGGCTACAACAAAGAAACACGCAATCAGGAACGCAGAGTTATAGGCTACTTTCCCAACAAGCCGAAAGCTCTGAACGCTCTTGCTGATTACAATCAAAACCCGTTTGATGTTGATTCGGCAAGACGCACTTTTTCAGAAATTTATGAACTTTGGTACAAGGAGTTCATCACCGAAGACACAAATCCGAACACCAAAAGACAGTATAATGCGGCATACAAACAATGCTCAATGTTATACAATCGCAAGATGTCCGATATAAAAATCATTGATATGCAACGAGTTCTCGACAACTGCAACAACGGTTATCAATCGGTTAGGCGAATTAAAATTCTGTTGAACAAAATCTACGAATACTGCATATTTCACGATATGCTCCATAACAATCTTGCAGAAAAATTGAAAATCAATGCAAAGTCAGATGAAACAAAACGAGCACGCAGGGAGTTTTCGGAAAGCGAAATAAATCTTTTGTGGGAATATTCAAATCTTGATTCGGTAAAAATAGTGCTTATGCTGATTTATTCGGGAGTGCGTGTGTCTGAACTTCTCAATCTGAAAATTTCAAATGTAAACCTTGACGAACAGACTTTCTTTGTTGAAAGTTCAAAGACCGATTCAGGTGTACGAACCGTGCCTATAGCAGATAAAGTACTGCCGTTTTGGCAGAAATTCATCTGCGATTCTCAATGTGGATATGTTCTGAATAACACCAATGGCAAGCCGCTGAAATACGATAACTTTAAACGCAACCACTGGACACCTCTGCAAAACGATTTAGGTTTAGACCACACCATACACGAAACAAGACATACCTGCATTTCAATGCTTGTATCGGCAAATGTGAACCACACAATCATCAAAAAAATAGTCGGTCACAAGTCGAAAATGGACTTGACCGAAAAGGTTTACACCCACATAAACCCAAAAGAATTGGTGAACGCAATCAACAAAATATAGTCTTATATTATCCTGAATTGTTCATAATTATGTTCCGTAGCTTACATATAGCTAACAAAATCCCCTATTTTCCCCATTCCTATCCCCCTTGCAAGTTACCTGCACCAACAGCCGTTTCTTATGTAGGGACGGCTGTTTTGTATCGCATTTTCGGTCTGTTTTATGGTGATTTTCAAAATATTTGAATTAATTTTGAATAAAAAGCGAAAATCATGTTGACAAATCCGAAAATATGGTATATAATAATCAAGCTGTTGTTATTAAACAACATTTCGAGGTGTAGCTCAGTTTGGTAGAGTGCTTGGTTTGGGACCAAGATGCCGCAGGTTCAAGTCCTGTCACCTCGACCAGCAGAGGTGGTTTTTTAACCACCTTTTATTTTTTGCCAAAATTACTTAAAATGCCTTAAAAGTGGCTTAAACACTGGGTTTTTGAGATTTCAAAAATTCAGTTGAGTAATTTTGAATTAAGTTAAAACAAGATAAAATGCAGTCAAACTTACTGTCAAACTTACTGTCATTTTAGTTTGCCTGCCGATTTTCAAGGAAACAAGATAATATATTTTTAAAATTTATTACACCGTAGCACAAAGATTTTTCTATTTATTGATACTTCAACTTTATTTATAGTATTACTTGTTATCACTTTTAAGATGAACTAAATTCAAAAATACAATAACATATTTTTGTTGAAATTTCCAAAAGTATAGAGTATAATGTATGTGAGCATGTACCATGTTATTCATGCATCTTAATACCAAAATATCTTATGTTATGTTCATAGTTGTAGTATATAGATTTGTTCTTCCATACCAAATCATAATTTCAAAATAAATTTAACTTTAATAATGTTTAGGAGGTAATTTATGTTAGAACATGATTTAGAATTGTTGGAATATACGCTGTCAAAAAAATTTCCTACAATAGTGTTAGGTGCAGGTTTTTCATTGGATGTAAAAAATACTCATAAAGATGATTTAGTTACTGGATCAAAACTAGCGGAAAAGTTATATGAAAAATTATATGTTAACAGTAATGAAGATAAGGCGGTTAAAAATAGATTACGAGCTGAACAAATAAAAAGTGATTTAAAAGAATTATGTACACTTATTAGAAGTGAAGGTATAGATAGAGTAGAACAAAGAAACGAATTTTTGACTGATTTCTTTACCATTGGTTATAATTTAAAGGATGACTACCATAAGTATTTTGCAGAATATCCTTGGCAAAAAATTTACACTCTAAATATTGATAACTATGTAGAAAATTTATTTTTTAAAAATCATAAAGAAATTTGTGTGTGGACTTTAGCTGAATACAAAACAGTAGAAAATAAAACTCCCGTACTTATAAAATTACATGGCTGTGTTAAATCAAAAAATCACAATTACGTTTTTGATAAAAATGAATACCAACAATTCACTGCAAATGAAAATTATTTATTACGTGATTTTGCTGATTCCAGTGTAAAAAATGATGTACTGTTTTTGGGTACAGAATATTAAGAAAGTGATTTGCAGGAAATAATAGAAAAATATAAAATTTCCGGGTACACCAATAATACTGATTTCTTTTTTATTACTCCAAAAATCAATGACATAATTCTCGAATCAGAGATTGAAAATAATCCTAAATATCATTGGATAAAATGGACAACTGAGGAGTTTCTTACCTATTTACATGAGAAAATTATACATGATAATAATATTTCTAATTATATGAAAGAAAGAGGTATGATTTTCATAGACGAAGATGATAATAAAGGTAGTAGGTACTATCAAAGTAGTATTTATACTGGCGTTGAAAGCCGTTATGCCGACTTTTGGCAAAATTGGGATATAATTTATCCAGAAAGTGTTAACTGGCTAAGTGATATAAAAAAATCAACAAATCATCTTGTTTTCAACATTTTTGGAAAATCTTATGTTGGCAAAACATGTGTTGCAAGAAATTTACTTGTAAACTTATCACGTTCTGGGTACATATGTAGAGAATATATGGTTTCCAGTACAGAATCTGTAGAGTATTTAATTGACTATATAAAATCATTGCCCAAAAAAACAAAGTTTGCATTATTGTGTGAAAATGCCGCCTATAGCTACCATCATATTAGTGCATTTATGGAAAAAATTCCAAATAATATTGAAAAATGTATTGTAATCACTGTTGATACTACAACAAACCACAACAGAAAAAAATATTCTCTTGAGTATGAATATGTTATTGAAAAAGAAATATCAGAAACTATTGACAATAACTACGCCGAGAATATTATAAGTAAATTAGATGAACATTCATGGTTAGATAACATGTCAAAATTTTGTGATAAGAAATCCGACTACACCAAATATATAAAAAGCATCAACGACATCATTGAGTTGCTATACCTTATCTCCTCTGGCAGAGGGTTTGAAAAGCACTTTTTTGATGTAATTAACAAAAAAGATGATATAATTACAAAAAAATATTTTTACGCATTAATTATATTGGGTAGGTTAGAAATTACATTTTTACCTTTACGTATATTTGTAAATATTTTTTCAGATATAACAGAAAAAATGGATTTTAAAAAGTTCATAACTGAATTTGGTGATTTCACAACCATAACAAATAATGCTTATATAAAAATGCGTTGTCTCAGATTGCTTGAAAAAAACACTGAGTATAATTTATCACATAAAGAAATATTTGATATTTTAAGTCAGGTGGTAAATCAAACTGTAGGTCAATTTACAGAAACAAATATAAATGAATATAGTGAACTGTTTCAAAAAGTTTTGCTTGTTAATAATATTGTAGAAAAAAAGATTTTAACATTGGATGAAATTAGAACCTTATTTAATACAATAGAAAGCAAATGCAAATGTTACAGTTATTATTGGGTTCAGCGTGGATTAGTAGAACAAAAATTATGTGAGTTTGAACAAGCTGAAACCTATTTTATGAAAGCTATGTCCATTCGTCCTCAATCATATCAAGTAAGACATGCTATATCGAAAAATTATATGGAAAGAGGTTTATTTGAGGTAAAACACAACACTCAACAAGCTTCATATTACTTCGAAATAGGGGTTAAACAAATGACCGCTTTGGTTGAAGACGAAAAATTCAGTAAAGCTTTTTCATATTCAATTCATGCATTAGCTGATATGCAATTTAAGTTTGCCGATGCAACTGGAATAAAATTAAGTCATAGCGAATGTAACTATCTACGTCAAAAATTATCTTTAGCATCATCGGACAAATATAAAACTAGTATGTTAAAAAAGCTAAAAAACTATTGCAAAGTTAATAACTATAATGATATAGCAGATTACATTTTAAACGGCACCCCATAAAATTCTGTGTAAACAATAATCCTTCAAGCAATAACAGAATACTGGATTGCGGTGCAATCAGGCTTTCTGATTTGCCCCGTGTCAACTTTTCTTTCCTGTCTGCGGAATGTTATGCACGCAATGCGTGAATAAAACATTCCGCAGACAGGAAATTCTATTCTCAGGGGCAAATCAAGCCGGTATTCTGTCCTCAAATATTATTGATAGCTGGCTTAAAACTACATCCCAGTTTCGACATCTTTGTGTCCAGCGTTCGACAATCTTTTGCGACGCTAAATACAACATTTTGCGCAGGCTGTCATCATTCGTGAATGACGGCTTGTTCTTCGTAATTTGCCTGAACTGACGGTTCAAACCTTCAATAATATTCGTTGTATATATTATCTTCCGAACCTCGGGCGGATATGCGAAAAACGTGGATAGAATATCCCAATTTTCTTCCCAACTTTTCACGCAAGAGGGATAAGTTTTGCCCCACTTATCCTTGAACAAAATCAGGTTGTTCATAGCTTCTTCCTCGCTGATTGCCTGATACACTTTCTTGAGGTCAGCCATCAGCTCCTTGATGTGTTTGTAGCTGACAAACCTTGTGCTTGAGCGTATTTGATGAATGATGCAACGCTGGATTTGTGCGTTCGGAAAAGCCGCTTCAATAGCCTGTCTGAAACCTGTCAGACCGTCCACGCAGAACAGAAATACATCTTTAATTCCACGAGTTTTGAGCTCGTTCAACACATTCAACCAAAATTTACTGCTCTCATTTTCGCCAATCCATATTCCGAGAATATCTTTTTGACCGTCAAGATTGATGCCCAGAACTACATACGCAGCCTTCGTGATATACTGATGATTTTCCTTGACCTTGTAATGAATTGCATCCATAAACACAAACGGATATACAGCTTCAAGAGGTCGGTTTTGCCATGCAGTCACATCGGGCATAATCTTCTCGCTGATTTTGCTGACAAGCTCGGGAGAGATTTCTACATCATACAGATTTTTAATTTGTTCGGAAATGTCACGCTGGCTCATTCCACAGGCATAAAGTGAGAGAAATTTCTCTTCCATACCGTCTGCATTGCGGTTATATTTGCTGATTATTTTGGGTTCGTATTCGCCGTTTCTGTCTCTCGGAACTTTGATTTCAAGCTCGCCCATCTGCGTTTTTACCGTCTTTTTGGAATAGCCGTTTCTGTAATTTTTCGACTTTTTGCCACATTCATCATTCGACGTTCTTTCGCTTTTCTCATAGCCAAGTTCATCGGCAAGCTCACATTCCATAACCTCCTAAAGAATGTCCTTGAACATATCTTTCATCGCTGTCATCACTTCATCTGTTGAGGTGAAATTCTGACTTCTTACAAATTCTCTCATCATTTCTGCCGGTACTTTTGTCATTAAAAAAACTTCCTTTCAAGCTTTAATTTTTCTATTTCCATTATTGCTTGAAAGGAAGTCTATTATTCACTTTTACACAAAATTCTCGGTGATCTCTGCTGTGCCTTAATTTTATTTGTTCGATTAAAATGCATAATCTTAGCGAGCAGACCAATTGTGGACAGGTTGTCCAAATCGGTTGCTTTCGCTTTGTTGTGAAACAAACGGTGTGTTCGGATAGCTACACTACCAAACACCTCGTTAGGGGCACCCTAAGACCTGATTAATGATTAAAAGAAAACACGGCAGAGAACAAGTCTCTACCGTGTTAGTTCATTATTTCTTTTTAAACAATAAGTATATGTTTTTTAGAGTGTCTTAATAGTTCTCTTCAAAATTTTCCACTTGTTCCATAACCTTATTGAAAACTTCGGGGCTATACTGTGGCGGATAACCGTTCTGAACCAAACAAATCTTAATATCAAGTTTTAACTGGTCACGCACATTCTTGTTGTTAAGCCAGTCAGCATAAGAAGATTTGGTATCAATAATTTCTTTAACTTTTTTGGCAAGACATTTACACTTCTCGTTTACAACTATGCCGTCCACTTTTTCGTCAGTTCCATATTCAAAGTTGTATCGGTATCGAAGACTGATTAAAATATCATAGAACGCTTTTTCCTCGAAAGTTAATCCGAGTTTACGGAAGCTCTCTCGATTTTCATTCATTTGGCGTAGAATATCCAATGCTTGTTCAGTAGCGGCTCTTATAATATCGTCGGAGGCTATATTCTGCGCCTCTCCGGCTTCTTCTGCTGTAAGGTGTTTGCGCCTTTCGTGATACACGGCAATTGTCTTTTCAAGCATTTCTTGGAATGTCTTTGCCGCTAATTGATTGACCTTGCTAAACTCCTTAATCTGCTTTCGAAGCATTTTAATAAGCAATTCTAATTTTGTAGCGGGCATTTTAACATCAGATAATTTCTCAAAATATTCAGGAGAAAAAATATCTTCTTCCTCACCGCTTTCCAAAACGCTTTCAACTTGATTGTATCTTAACGCTTCTTCCACCATTTTAGAAACAGCACGGTTCATAGTATCCGTATCAACTTCGCTTGTACCACTCATTTTACGGACAAAACCTGCGATTGCCATAAAGCACTGAGCCAAAGCCGACTCATCTTCTTTGAGATTTCCGGAAGGTTGACAGATGTCAAAAGCTCCTCTCATTCGTTTAACGGTTTTCAAGAAATATGTTTTGAATGACACTTGATATGAGCCGCCATTGCCCTCGGTATTCAGGAGTTTTGTTGAGAGAAAAACATATTCCGCAGCTTTTGAAAGCAACTTATACCTTTCTACCGGATCACAGTTTGGATTTAGAAACGGCGTCAAATCATAACCGGTAAACTGGGATTTTAATATTTCAAGTTCTTCTCTAAACACAGAGGTTGCCTGCTCTACATCATCGGAAGTAGGCGCAACAGAATTGTTACCGCCGTAAACTTTCATAGCTTCACGCATATTATTGCGAATACCGATATAGTCAATAATCATACCATAATCCTTACCCGGATATTTTCTGTTTACACGGCTGATTGTTTGAATGAGCAAATGCTTCTTCAAAGGTTTATCGTTGTACAAGTATGTAAGAGAGGGAACATCAAAACCCGTAATCCACATATCAACAACAATTACAATATGAAAATTAGACTTTTCCTGTTTGAAAGCTGCATCTAATTCTTCCGAGCGTTTATCGTTTTTAACTCCGCCGAGATAATTATACATTTCGGCTTCGTCATTACTGCCCACGCTGGACACCATAGCCATAAACGGCATAGGCTTTAATTCATTCAATTCCTGTTTTGTTGCGGTTATCCAATCAGGCGTTTTCTTTTCTTCAAACCATTCAGGATATTTTTCTTTGAATTTCAAAAGCAAGGAATACGCAATTTTTCTGCTTGAGCAGACTATCATTGCTTTTTGCACTCTGTCAGGATTACATTTGCAAGACATAATATAATGGTCATGAATATCCGTTGCCAGTCTTTCCAAACGGGAAGGCTCTGCGAGTATGACTTCCATAGAACTCATAGCACGCTTACTTGCTTCAATATCATCTTTTGTTGCGCCGTCTTCGGCACATTTTTTATAGTAGTTTTCGATTTCTTTTACTTTGTTGTTGTCGAGTAGTACTTTGGCAATACGAGGATGATATTTTATAGGAACCGTAAGGCCGTCCGCAACTGCTTGGTCCATAGTATATCTATCAATTTCATCGCCGAAGGTTTGATACGTTTCGGCAATGGGTGTGCCTGTAAATCCTACGAATGTAGCTTGCGGAAATGCTTCTTTCAACACTTTTGCATATGGTTTTGACACCATAGCTTTCATATTTTCATCAGCGTCTTTACTGAATTGAATTTTTTTAGAATGTTCAAGCTGAGTTCTGTGGGCTTCGTCGGAAAAACATATAATATTTTGGCGGTCGTTGATAAGACCGATTTTGTCATCTTCTCGGTCGCAAAATTTTTGTATGGTGCAAATATAGAAACCGCCGCTTTGTCTTGCTCCCAGTTCTTCTCTTAACTGAGCCCTGCTTTTAACAACAGATACTTCACCAAGATTTAAGAATTCTTTACTCTTGGTAAATAGCTTTGCGCCTTGCTTTTGCAGTTCATCTCTGTCAACGATAAGTATAATCGTCGGAGAGCCTATTTGCGGAATATCGGTACAGCGTAGCGCAAGCTGACGGGCAAGGAAAGCCATAGTATATGTTTTTCCGCAACCTGTTGCACCAAAATATGTACCGCCTTTACCGCTTTTTGTAACAACAGAATTTATAATGCTTTGCTTCAAAAGCTTTGATGCGAAAAACTGCGGATACCTACATACAATTTCAACTTCATTCTTGTCGTAAATGCTGTCTTGAAAATAAATGTAATCCCTAAAAATTTCCAAAAATCTTTCGGGAGAATACACACCCTTAATCATAGTTTCTGTTTCAGCAAAAGGCAGCGTTGATAGCTTATCACCGTCATTAACTCTTCTCCAAGCGTAGAAGTGTTCGTATGGGGTGCGTACTGTTCCGAGCCTTGTTTTAACCCCGTCGGAAATACAAGCCAGGGGGCAGTAATGTAACAAATGCGGAATATCTCTCCAATAGCGAATGTTAATCTGTTCCCAAGCGTCATAAACAGTGGCGTTGGCATCCGCCGGATTTTTAAGCTCTATAATGCATAAAGGCATACCGTTTACATATAACAGGACATCGGGTCTACGATTTTCTTTCTGCCCATTATTTGTATATTCTATGGTAAGTTGATTAACCACACGGAAAATATTGTTTTTCGGATTGTCAAAATCAATAAGCGGTATCATTTTTGCTACTCCGTTTTGCAGAGTAAACTGAACACCGTCAACCATCCAACCATAAACTTTATGTAAAGTGGCAAAATCGCTCTCCGAACCTACAAGACGGATATTATCAAATATTTTAACAACCTCATCTTCGGTAAGTTCGGGGGAAGAGGCAGAAACGAATTTTTTGAAATCATCGGCAATCAGAACATCTCTTTTATTTTCACGGTTTATCTGCTTGCCGGAAATGTAATTCCAATCTTCAGCCTCCAAAAGCTGAATAAAAGCATATTCATATTCCGATTCACAATAATGACCGTTGTATTCTTGTAATTTAGACATAATTTGTCCCCCAATTAGTCGTTTTCAAATGTTCCAATTTTTTTCGACACATTTTCAATAAAAGATTTATTTATTAGTTTCGCAATTGAATCCGTGTCATCAAGCGTCTTCAAATAATTTATCAGTTTTTCAAAGTTTTCTTTTGTATGTCTTTGGTTTTCTGTACTTGAATATTCAGGATAATCAAATGACAAATCTAATAAAACCAGTGCCATTTCTCGCCTTGCTGTGTTGTCAGATGAGCTATACTTTGCTTCAAACATGCAAAGCAAATCATCACCAAATTCCTCAAGATATAGGTGTTTTAACGAGTAACTTGGAATTGAATCGTCACCATTTATATAGAGCTTGAATTTTTCCTTGTTTTTTGCAGCAACTATTCGGTTGTCAAATTTTTCCAAGGCTTTTCGCAGATTTTTCGCTTCCTCATCAACTCTGTTTTCTTCAATGAACATATGCGATTTAGGTTCTTCAATATCACCATTTTGAAGCATTGATAACCTTTTATCAAGTCCTTTTTCCATCCTTTGATAATCGACAGTCACAGGAATTGTAATGTTGTTTTCTTTCAAAGCATGAATTTTTCCTATCAAACTTATCATTTGATCTTTTGAAAGCTCACCATTATATGCAAGTGCAACTGCTTGCGGAAGTCCTTCATCTATGTCTTTCTGTTGTAAATTCCAAAACATAAATGTCAAAAAACGATAAAGTGGTGTCTCGTCTTTTTCAGAATATTTTTGCTTAAGTTCATTGGTAAACTGATCTTCATCCCAAGCGCCGAATTCCATCCAATCCCTAATAGAGCTAAAACTGCTACGGTGCTTTCCTTTGTTTGGATATTGTTTCTCCTTTTCGTTTGTAAAAAATGTAAATTCTTGCTTTACAGAGGATTCTTCATCTTTTTTATGAGCTTTCGATGAATATACTTCTGCTCCAAATGTATATAATGCAAACTTCATATAATCTGTGGCGATGCCGGACTCTTTCCAAGCGGTATACACCCTTTCAAAGTCAGCGAGTATGGATTTAAGTATTCGTATGTTAAATGTATCACTTTCAAAAAATACACTCTTTAACAAACTAATATTATCGACCAAGAAACTTTGATATCCATTACTTACCTCTTTATAGTTGTGCACTATATTTTCTATAATGGATTCATAATTGGCAGACATATAAAGCGTACGTGAAATAAGCTTTTCTTTGTATTCGCTATAATCAGGTTTGCTGATTTTTTCTTCATCAGCGATAATTATAACCTTAATCTGTTTATTTTCAATGAAATTATTGATTGAACCTAAGAGATCTTTATTGCTGTTTATACCACACCTCTCAAGATCGTCAAAAACAATTACAAATTTTCTTTTATTATCATCAGTTCCTATTGAGTTTTGAACATCAATATAGCTGAAAAGATCATAGCTAAGGGCGGTTGACAGCCCGTGAGAAACCGCTGATAAGCCTGTTGTTTCCGGAGAGGCAATTGAAGCAACCTCCAATCCGTCTTTGATCAGCGTGCTTAATTTTTTTGATATTTTTCTTGTAGCATTTCCGATTGTTCCCAATTTTAGAGAAGTATACTCATCTTTTACGCTCTTATTTATGGCGTAAACACTATCTAATCCAAAGAGTGAAATAACAGCAACCGCCGCAGATTTTTCGTCATTTAATTCTTTGGCAATTTGTTTCACTAAGAAAGATTTTCCGCATCCCCAAGGTCCTGTCAAAAGTAGAGCACCGGTATTTTCGTTGCAATTTATGTAGTCAAGTAATTCGCTTTTTATGTCCATTTTATATATCCTTTCTTACAATGAATAAGAAAATGAAAAAATCAGTTTTCCTCCAATGACCCTTTAATCAAAATAGGGCAAATATTTTTTATTTGCGATTTGAGTTTTTCGTCGATTTCTTTTCTTTTGAGATATATTTCGTAAATATCGGTAATTGATTGTTGAACTTCTATACTTGGAACAGGAATCTTATAATTTGCAAGATTTTCATATGTGAGAAATTCATATGATGTTCCTTGTGATGCCCAGTAAACAAATCGCCCAAATTCTGACCTGGTCAGCCAAAGCATTAGATAATTTGGCAATAAACCACTGTTTTCATTTAATTCAATGACATCATAAACGCTTGAAACAATACAATCAGGACCGGTTCGTAACGCAATTGCAACATTTTCATTGTTTAATTGCGTACAATATGCGATATGTCCTGTTTTAACAATTTTTCTACCGTAAAAGTTATCATTAGTTCTTTGTGGAGCAATGAATTTCTTTTGAATATTTATGCCCTGTTCCAAAGTGATTTTTCCTTCAGAATTTTTCAAATTATATGGATGAACATAATTTCCAATTTTTTCGCATGGTGTTTTTCTTCTTAACTCCTCTATATACGCATCGCAAGTCAATTTCAAATCATCCAAGCCATGCTCATAGCTTTGCTGATTTGCAAGCATTGCATTATAGACATCAACATATTTCTGCTGAATTTCAATAGATGGGAGTTCAATATCCATATCGCACATATCTTCCCAAGAAAATGTTTCTCTTGCAGAACCCCAAGAATTAAATCTTGAATATCGGTCAAACTCTGCACGATTAAAATACATAAAGAGATAGTCCGACAGAAGTAAATCAGTTCTATTCACTCTAAATACAATATACGAAGATGAAACGATATAAGTTTTATCGGTAGTATTATGTGCTAATGTAATTTTTTCTCCATTTCTTGAAGTAACTGTAACATAGGCAAAATCATCAGGTTGAACAAGATAATACGGCTTTAAAGATACACCTTCCATATTGGCTTTTGTTTCAATAAATATCTTTTGAATTGAAATACCTTTAACATCTGGAATATCATATTTTAGTTCATCATTTTTCAATTCACAGGGTTTTATCAATTCACCGAGTTTATACTTAGTCAATGCCATATCCAATCCCCCTAAATGCATCTTCCAGCATTTGCTGGGATTCTTTTTCCTGCTTCATAATTTCTTGCATTTCAGCCTGAACGCGAGCCATTTCTTTTTCATAATCGATTTCCAAATCATGGTCAATAAACTCAATATACTTACTCGGAGTAAGTGTATATCCTTTTGATTCGATTGTAGGAACATTGTTTTTTAGTTCTTCGTCCGTCAACTGACTGTCATACACCTTTACAGAACGATACAATTCAGGTACTGCATATTCTTCGCTGACAGTTCCTTCATTTTGCCAAGTGTGATAAATTTCAGCCGCTTTTTCGATTTGACCGGCGAGGTTTATTGTTATATCCTCGGTGTTTTTGGAGTCTTTTGAGGACAGGAAAACTTTCTTTTTATTCTCATGTTTAACTGGATTTTCTTTCCATTGACGCAAATCCATAAAAAGAATTTCGTGCTCACGGTTACGGAGATTTCTGCCGTGATAATTTCCGCCTTTTTTATTTCTGTTAAGAATCCAAAGGGTAACGCTTATATCTGTTGTAATAAACAATTCTCTCGGAAGAACAACAATCGCTTCAACCCTGTCATTTTCAATAAGTTTTTGGCGAATATCTAAAGTGTCGCTATCGTTCAAAGCACCGTTTGCAAGCAGGAAACCTGCAACGCCGTCAGCTTTCAAGTGGGAAAGTATATGTAAAATCCAAGCATAGTTTGCGTTGCTTTCGGGCGGTGTGGCATAATCCGCCCAGCGTGGGTCATTTTTTAAGTTGTCGTTATACCAGCCTTTAAGGTTAAAAGGCGGGTTAGCCATAATATAATTGAAGCGCAAACCCTCGTGTAAATCGTGAGTAAAAGAAGAATCCGCCTCGCTGCCAAGATTGTGACTTATGCCACGGAGTGCCAAATTCATTTTTGCAAGACGATAGGTTGCCGGCTCTTTTTCCTGACCGTAAACATTGATACTGTTAAGGTTGCCCTGCTTTGATTTTACAAGTGCTGCGCTCTGCACAAACATACCGCCCGAACCGCAGCAAGGGTCATATAATGTTCCGTTATAAGGCTCAATCATAGTGGCAATAAGCTGAACAACATCGTGAGGAGTATAAAATTCGCCCTCTTCCTTTGTGGCATTAACAGCAAATTCTTTAAGGAAATATTCGTACACATACCCGATTAAGTCTCTATCTTTTCCAAACTCTTTATGACTGATTTTATTAACCTCATCCACAATTTTCTTTATATCATTCGGAGCTAAATTTCTTGTTGTAAATGTACCGTTAATAAAACAGCCTTTCAACTGAGAGTCTTCCTCCTCAAGTCTGATTAAAGCGGTATCAAGAGCAACATTAAGTTTTGGTGCAGGCGTGTTTATTATGGTTGACCATCTTGACTCTATGGGAAGATTATATGTTCCGTCTGCAAATGTGGCATCATCAAAAAATGCCGCTTTTATATTTTCATCATCCGGGTCAAGTCCTTTTTCAATTAAGGTTTGGCGGAGTGCCTTAACTCCGTCTTCGTATTTTTCTCCGATAAAGCGTAAAAATACAAGAGTAAGCATCATATCTCTTTTTTCAAAAAACGAGCCTGAATTTCGTGCGGCACGCAAATAGTTTCTGCAGTTAAATAAAATATTGTCTATGTTCAGTGATTTTTCATCAGTTTTCTTTTTAGCCATTTTCGTTTACCCTTCCCCAGGATTATTAAAGTTAAAATTTCAAAGCAATAAAAGCTATGCTTTGCGCATCTATTTTGATATATAAAATAATTATAGCATAATTGAACACTGATTTCCACCATACAAATTCATTCGGCGTACTGTAATTCGGACTGAAGTTCAAATTGTCTATTAAAATTTAATATAAAACTCAAACTATATTTCCCCTTCGATTTATTAAATCGGAGGGATTTTTATATTTTTGAAACTTTTTTGCTTTTTAGGGGGTTCAAAATGCCTCTCCCGGTTCAAACAAGTGAAAGGAGTTTTTACAATGCCGAGATTATCAAAGAAAGCAAAGCAAGAATGAGATTTCTTCATAAATCCCGAAACGGGCAGACGAACATACAACAGCCTTTGCCGAAAATGCAAAAACAAATGCAAGCAAAGCCACAAGGCAATCGTTGTTTTCTGCCCGAAGTACAAATTCAAAAGAGGTGCAAAAAACATTAAAAATCGCCGTGAATATGACAACAGCTGTTCCCCTTTTTTGTCAACTGTGTAATGTTGGAGTTTTGTTTTCGCTTTGATTATACTTTTCAGAACCAAACATATCACGGATTTCATCAAGCGTTAATTCTCGTTTGCTTTTCTTGCGGTACGGCTCTGTGTGGTAGTACCAAGCCTGTTTTTTATGAGCATTTCGGAATTTTAATTCTTTCAACACCTCTTTATAAAATAAAAAATTTCCTACGGTTTCATTGTTTTATCCCAAAATTTGCAACTCCTATATGTAGAATAATATTGTACCTAAAATGGTGCTAATAATTATTTTAAAGGAGGAGATTTTTTATGAAAAAATCCCTAAAATTAACTTTGTATGTATTTCTTTCGGTTGCTTTTATTACATTTCTTATTTTGGCTGGAGCTTACATAGAAGATTGCCATAAGTACGGCACTTCTTTTTCTCTTTTTGGCTTGATAAGTTATTTAGGTGTTGGCTTGATGTGTTTTTTATTTGTTGCTTTATTGCTTGCTTTTTTATTGGCAATATTACAACTAACCGATAATAAATCCATTAAATCGGCACTCAGCTTAATTGCAAAACAGATTACGATTAAATCAAAAATGAAAGTAGTTCAAAGCGTGTATCCGCCTTTACTTTGTTTTCTGTACGGTGTGCTAAAGGATAACAATGAGTTTTTGAAACTTCCGCTTGGTAAAGATTGCAGTTCTCTCTTAAAAGAGGGGTACAATCCACTATGTGTTGACAACTGTATTTTTTACACCTTTCAGATTATTATGCCAAAAAAATCATATGACTTTGATGAAGATACATTAAAGCAAATTATCCAATCGTATATTGAAGCTCAATTGCTTAATTACGGCATGGTTAATTTACCCTCATACTACAACAGCAAATCCTACGGTATGATACCGAGCGTATATATTGAAAAGGTTGTATATAACGAGGAACAGCATTTACTAAAATTTGCCGTGATGTATATTAGCTGTGAAGATGATGTAAGGCATTATATTAAGTCCAAAAAGAGAGATGAACAGCTGAATATAACAACAGATAAGGTGTATGACGATGAGGTTTGATAGCAGTAAATTAACTGTCGGTGTAGATTTATCTATTCTTTCACAGGGTGTAAAAGTGCCTGTTACGGTGGACTTTTCCTCTGTACCTCATATGCTGATAGTAGCACCAAGCGGAAGCGGTAAAACTTATCTTCTAACATACATATTAGTTCAAATAGCAAAGAAGTCTGTCAAATTGATTTTGGCAGACTTTAAAGGCATTGATTTTATTGAATTTAATGACTGTCGGAATTACTATAGGCATAATTCTGTCGGTGAAGCTGTTGATTGTGTTTTTGATGAATTACAAAACAGAATGGCAAATGCAAGTGTAAATTCAGAATATGAACCGATTTATTTATGTATTGATGAGTGGTCGGGTTTCCTCAGTTCTTTAGCCGTAAAGAAAGAGCAGGATAACTACAAGCAAAAACTTGCCAACATTCTTATGTTAGGTCGAGGTGCAAATATTTTTATCATTATGTCACTACAAAGAGCCGATTCAACATATATCACAGGGCGTGATAATTTCGGAAATGTAGTAGGTTTAGGTACTCTCAGCAAAGAGAGTATAGCAATGGTATTTAATGATAATAAGGAGATGATAGAACCAAAATCAAGGGGCAAAGGATATCTGCAAACTGACGGAAAGCCTTTGAGAGAAATAGTTGTGCCTATGTTACGAAACATAAACGATACAAAAGCCGTTATAAAAACAGCTTTATCCCGATAATTATTTATACAGCAAATTGAATATTTATGCACAAGAATAGCTCAATCATTACTCTGATTGGGCTATTTTTTATGCCTTAAAATAAATTGTCGTTTCTTGTGGTTTATGGCAATGTTTTATGGTCGATAAAATAGCGTTTTTTACTATTAGCCAAAATTGCACTATACCCTATAACACATTTCTTTGTACCCTAACACTTTCAAAATCTAAAACCATACCTTTTTTGTCGTGATTGATACATCTGAACCTTGGTTGAGTATCAATTCTTCCCTGCGTTTCTAACATAAGCACTTATAGAGTGTGTCCTGCACTCTGTGTAAATTCATGGCACAAGAAAGTTGTCAATAATTATGCAAAGAAATGCATACAAGAAGGCTATTGGAGAAAGAATACAGCAGTTGAGAAAGGGGCTTAGAAAAGAAGGCTTTAACGGTCAGCCTAAGACTGTAAATGAGTTTCTTGAGTTTTTAAACCCGAAAATTGATGATGATTATGATAATTACGGTGACTATTCGCTTACTGACATTGAATTTAGCTATAAAAAGGATTATGTCAGTAAGGTTGAACACGGAATCATTTTTCCGTCCACTGATTTTTTATTTCTCATTCATCTGCGTTTTAATGTTTCTTTAGATTATTTGGTTTTCGGTCATAATTTACCCGAAATTGAAGAATTAAGAAAAATTTGTAAACATTCAGGTAAAAGCAAAATTACCGATTTTTGCTTTAATTTATTAGAGGATAATTCAAAATATGCCGAAGATTTTGATGATGAAGATGAAGATTTTTTTGTTGATTATAGAGCTCGATTAGATGAGGTACGCAAATATTTTTGTACTCATCAACAAATGAAATTGACACAAAAACAGTTCAGTGAATTGTTAGGTGTATCTAAAAATACAATGGACAAGTATCATTCAAAGAAAAATGATGTTCAGAGCAAAAAGTATGCAGACATAAGAAATACTGCTCTTGAGTATCTGATTAGATTTTCGCTCACTACAAAATGTTCGTTAGATTACTTATTGTATGGTACATATCTCTGTGAGGGCTTTCCTTGTGGAATTAGCGAATTGCTTCGTGGTTATGACTATGCAAAACAAACGCAAATCTTGAAGTTGTGGCTTGAAGAAACAAAAAAATTTTTTAAAAATTTTTAAAAAGGGGTATTTCCTATCCAAGGTATCCCAAAATTCGCAACTCCATGTGTTTTTATATAATCAAGAACTTCAAAGATTGCTTTAGAGGTTCAATAAAGCGAAAGGAGAAATAACTATGCAGGTACTCGGAATTAGTTATAACACAAATACTAATGGTGATACGATTTCGACATTATATGTTTCTTCAGAATTTGAGTCTTACTATCAAAATCCTGAAGCAGGTCGCAATTGTCAAGGTGTGAGAACTGAGAGTATTTATGTGGGAGATTTTGATGTTTCAGACATTAAAGTTGGGATGGAAATTGAAATTTCTTATGACAAAGCTATTCAAACCAGACATGGATTATATCAGCCGATTAAACGGATTGATATTATCGGTTAAAGTGTATCGTAGGGATGTTTCGGAGAACAGGCAGTGGCTTTGCCACTGCGGTTCTCCGATAAAGAGAAGTGTCAGTATTACCACTTCTCTTTTGTGACTGTGAATATCGGCAGATATTGGCGAAAAATCTATGTTTTTTAGTCACAGCAAGTTTGTGACTAAAATAAAAGGAGTGTGAAAATAATGTCTTTCTCACCAAAAATGAGGGGGCGGTGTTGGATTGGCACAGTACATGTTAGCAACATGGAGAAGGCAGGGCTTACAAAGGAACAATATCAAATTCCTGAGTACCTAGCACAATACTTTATTTCATTATGGGAAGACAGCGGAAAAGACAGAAAAGCAGGAATAGCGGTTTGCGTTTCAAAAGACAATTGCTATCATTGTCATATTGCTTGTTACGGAAATACTACCACATTGAAAAAGGTTTCAGATATTCTCTTTCAATCACACATTGAACCTCAGCTGGGCGGTAAAGAGAATCTTAAACGCTATTTATTGAAAGAAGGTGAGTATATCGAAAAAGGAGAACAGGTGTTGTACACACAGGGGCTTGATTGTATTGAAGACAATCAAGGTAAACGAAATGACCTTGATGAAATAGAAGACTACATAAACAAGGGATATACACCTGAACAGATTTATGAAACCTGTTTTAGATATAGAAAATATGAGCGAATGATTAAGTCGGCTTATATGCAAAAACGAATTGCAGAAACTCCGTTAGTAAAGACTATGTTCAATGAATATCACTTCGGCAGTAGTGGTACTGGAAAAACTTATACCTATATTAAACTTTGCAATAAATTTTCGCCCGAAGAAGTTTATTTATGTAACGATTACTCTAACTCAAGTTCATCAGGTGGAGGTTTTGATTTTTATTCAAATAATCCTGCAAAAATCGTTGTGTTGGACGAATTCAGAGGTAATATACCATACAATGTTTTCTTATCTATGCTTGATGTGTATAGCCGAAATCAACAGCATTGTAGGTTTCAAAACACATTCAATTTGTGGCAATCAGTAATAATATGCTCTATTCTACCTCCGGAGAAAGTATATAGTTTTATGGTTGAAGACTCAGAAAGGCAGACTGATTCAATTAAGCAAATGATGAGAAGGCTTAATCGTATAGTTTATCATTTTAAAGATGACAATGGAAAGTATAGGACATTCTCAATGCCAGCAAATGAATACATAAACGAAATTGACATAAAAATTAGAGCCAGTATTTACGCAAACGAAACGCCGTTCACCGAAAATGAAGCAAATTCTACGGTTAACGCTCTCGATAAGTTATTCAATGAACCGTCTGCAATGGAAGAAAACAATAATTCTGATAATGTAAAAATCGAACCTTCTACAGATGATACTTCCGTAAATAACGATGATAACAAAGACCAAGAATTTTTTCGTTTAATTCGTTGCGATGATATTTAGTTTCTTAAAGATATGAAGTAAAATACACTTCAAAACTGAGAAACTTATTTTCTAAATCTAATTCAAATAAATAAAACCGAGAAACCGAGACCCCTAAAAACTAAAATTCCGATTACTAAAAAATTTAATTATCTTACTTCGTATTCTTTTATTTTATATTTAAAGGAGATATAGTTATGGACAATAACGATAAGATGATTAGAGCATTAGTGAACATTGTGATAACGGTTACTTCTGTGCTTCACCTCGCATATGTGATTACAACATTCAGTTCGCTTTGTTTGAAGATATACCACATTTTCACGCAAAAGAAAAGGAAGGTGACACTATATGATTGATGAGGAAAAGTTTGTTTATGCGTTTTTTAAACTTGCAGAAAGTCTTCCCGATAAAAAGGAGGACTGACTATGAGTGAGGATATTAAATTCATCGGTACTAAAGAGGTTGCACAGGCACTCGGTTGTTCCTTGCCTACTGCACGCAATATTATGTTGAGAGCAGATTTCCCTTTAATACGGGTAGGTAAAAACCTTAAAGTTGAGCTAAATGCTTTTCTTAACTGGTCGCAGAAAAGAAGGGTATGAGTATTTAAAGCATTTACATAATATTTAAGCAACCGTATTGACACAAAAGATTTAAGGCTATACAATACTGATATAGTAAAAATCTTTTGTGCTTTACGGTTGGGAAAGGAACGATTTTTATTAACACAAAAAGCACAAAACCAAAGTCAAAATGTAAGAAACTTGATTATGGTGACGGTTCAATTTATTATGTTGAAAGCAGAAAATGCTATGCAGGGCAAATTACTCTTGATATTAGCGGAAAGAAAAAGCGTAAGACCGCCTATGGCAAAACAGAACGCATTGTAAAAAACAAATTGCTTGAGTACCGTATTCAAGCAAAAGCAGGCTTGTTTGATGAAGTAGATAACACTACAATATATGAGCTTGCAGAGAAGTTAATTGAAGAGCAATTCGCTCTTAATGAGATTAAGCAAACATCATATGACCGCAAGAACGAAACTTTAAAAACACTTAGCCCTATTTATGATATTGCATTGCGTGAGATTACAGAGGACGAAATAAAGCGTTTTTTCATTTCTAAAATATCTTACTCACAATCCTATTTAGATAAGGTATATCAGCTTTTAAAGGTAGTTTTCAATGAGGGTATGAGAAAGAAGATTATTTTGGAAAACCCTATGCAGAATATCAGAAAGCCAAAGTCAAAACAGGAGCTTGTAAAAGTAAGAGCATTGACTGTTGATGAACAGAAAAAGCTGATAGATGTTCTCAAAAGCGAGGATATATGCTATTCGGAACAAATGCTTTTGTCAATGTTTACAGGTATGCGTATGGGTGAAATCAACGCTTTAGAAGTCAAAGATATTAACTTTAATGACCGTACAATAAAGATTTGTAAGACTGTCAGCAGAGGTCTTAACGGCAAAACATATATAAGCGGCTCAACAAAGACTAAAGCAGGTATGCGTACAATCTATTTTAATGATGATATGGCTGATTTTTTAAAACAGTGTATCGGAGATAAAAAAGACGGTCTTATATTTGCTTCAAGTGTGGATAAACTTGTCACAACTAATCAGGTAAATTATCAATACGCAAACACGCTGAAAAAGTATAATATACTTGATAAGAGTGTTTACGGAAAGGTTGATTTACATTCACTTCGTCACACATATGCAACAAGATGTATCGAATCAGGTATGCCTGCAAAGGTACTGCAAAATCTTCTCGGTCATACCGACATAAGAATTACACTTGATACATACTGTGATGTGTTTCAAAAATACAGTAGTGAAAATCTTGCTATTGCCGATTCTTATATGAAGAAGAATAACATAACAATAGTATGA